GCGCATCTTCGTAATCCCAAAGGCGCTGCATGTAATCATGGACGCGCGTCGATTGTTCACCTGACCCACCCAGGATATTTACATCGCATTTCAGTGTTGCGGCTTCAACTTGTCCTAAGAGCGCGAGGAGAAATGACTTACCTCCGAAACCGCGCGAGGCTTCCCATACCGAAACGGGCGATCTTCCAAAATAAGCATCACAAAAAGCGCGCCAAGGCGTTGAGTGATTAGGACATATTTGTTTATCGGGGATTTTTATTCCAAAGGCAATCAATACAAAATCTTTGAGGTCTTGTTCAGTTGCTATTGGTAAGACGAAATCATGTTGGGTCGCTGCTATCGCCATTGTGAACCACGACACTTATTACATTGGTCAAAGATTCTCCGTCACTGGTGACATTAATTGCCGCTTGCGGCTGTCCGTCTACCCGCAAGAACACCCACTTGATCAATTCCGCGGTTTCCCCGAATGAAAGATAGGTAAAAGTACCGTCCGCCAATTGCCATTTACCGGTGACAAGCGCGTCGATAACCCTCTTGGTAATAATGCGCTTCGCCGCTATCTTTTGTCCCGCATTATTCAGATATGTACGATTAAGATCCTTCCGTAAGAGTTCTGATAGTGCTTTGCTCTTGGGGGGTCTGCCAGCGAGATTGTTTGACTTTCCCTTTGGAGGAGCCATTTTCTAACTCGGTTTCCTTTTCTTTGATCGATTTGTTTATCAAAGGAATTGCAGTTATTTCTAAAACTGCATTTGCTTTATGGCATAAAACCAATTTCGCCATTGCCTCAATTTCGTTCTCTGATAAGTCCATCGTTATGCGGATACCACCATCGACAAGAGTTTGTACTTTGAATACAGTGGCTTGAAATTGGATATCCTTATCACTCATGCCCCCATTATACCAAATTAAACGCCACCACCCTACGGGTCAATAGGGTGGTGGCTAAGGAGAATATGACCAAAAAGCGATAGAGCAGCGCGTGCGAATAAATATTATCACTTATTATTCAGGTGTCAAGTCCCCACCCAGCTTGACTACTTCGCGCTCCAACACCGTCAAGCGATGTTCGACGGATGGAGGATCGATAGGATCGGGAGTGGGATCGGGGATTGGCGATGTTCCATAAAGCGCATCAAACTCCGCCCGCGTACCCATAAATCTGTCCATGCACACGCCTTTCGAACCTATCCCGAATCCAAGTTCTTGCCCGTTATTACCGACCTTCCATTGCCAGAAACGAGCTTGCTTTTTGTGCTTTGACCAATCTTTCGGGATTACCGGCTTTTGCGCGTTCGTTCCTGGCCATTGAGCATTCCAGAGAGGATGTTCATGCGCCCAGGTTGTAACGTGAGCATCATCCCAAAATCCTGGGCTGGTATAAATCATATTGATAACGCCAAGATTGACGTTTATCCGATTGTTGAATACCCAAATAGACGATAAAACTTGGTTGGCTGAAAGTTCGGCATCTTCTTCTGCATCACAAGACGGCTCGATCTTGAAACCATAATTGAATCCAGGCTTGAAGATATATTTCTCAATGAGCTTGCAATAAAAATCCGCTTGCAAAATACCGCTGAATTGAGGGCGGAAATACCAGTATGTCCCCATCGGTTTGCCGTAGGGTAATCCGCGTTGGGTGTTATTCTTGAATTGATAATCCTCATAACATTGCCCGGTAACGTTGTCAATCGATCCTGCCCGGATAATATAAAAATCGCCAAAGGTACTGAATACCGGCCAGTTTATCTCGCCCTGGTGTTTTGAAACATCATAACCGTTTACTTCAAATGTCATGATTTAATCCTCTCTTTTTTGAATTTAATCTTCTCTCCCCACTCGCCGCCCATTGTATCCGTGTTGTAGTGAAGCGCCTTGCCGTCCGGGTAAACGATAACACAATCCGACATTCCTTGCAATTCTTCGAGCACAATAGCGATCACTATTCTGCCGGTCGCATGCATTTTATAAGGGTAATATCCTGGCTTCATCAATCACCTCTGCAATTTAATAACTTCAACATCGCCCCTGAGTCTTTCGACTTCTTTATTTAATTTCTTCAATTCCTGCCATATTTCAAAAAGTAGTTGCGATTGTACCGCGTTGGAATCGGTGGTAAATCCCCTATCGCCATAATTGACTTGGATTCCACCGTTTTCGATTCTGACAATATCTTTTATTTTCATCATATCTCCATTCTCATTCCGTGCAATTTATTAGCATCAATTCTCTTTTCTTGACATCCTCAGGCATTTCGTCAATCTTCATCCAATATCTAACTTGATCCGCAATGTAATAAGGTCGTTCAAGATGATACACTTTTTCCACAGGCGCCCATTGTATCGGTTGGTTGGGCATAGTTGATTGAAACGCCCTCGCAATAGCCAACGATGCAGGCTGCCCCCATTCCTGAACAATAACCAATAAAGGCTCATTCATCGGCGGTCTTTCGTCAGCAACTTTTATCCAGCTCACGGATGCGCCAATCCTCTCGCCTGCATCCCTGGCAAAGCAATATCGTTATCCTTCGCTTTTTGATGAAAATCATAATCTTCAAATTTTATACCATTGAACCAACTAAGACGCGCCCAGTATCGCATATATTTGGCAAGCTCTTTTTTTGTCCAATGTTCTCCGATATATTCATTGCGTCTCTTGGTATCAATTGGCTGGTATCTCATAGGATTAGGAATTGCTCCTAAATCCCTTATTGTTTCAAGACGATAAAGAGTATCCTCGGGGGTATCTTTATATCCGAGCAAAACAAACACTTTTATCCTACTCTTGGGAATTCCTGCCTTAATTAATTTATCGAAGGCAATCATAAATTGATTTTCTGTTTTGATGTTATCCCATGCAAGACGAATTGTCGCACCTTTTAATTCTGCTAATCTTTTCGCGTGATCATCGTTTAACAATCGTGCATCTAATCCCTGGTTGAAGTCAATACCAACAATGTTATTTATGCGATCTATTACATGATTGAAATGAATTTCACTGGTTGCTAATAAATTGTTATCACAAATAACACGCTTTGGTTGCCATTGGTCATCTGGTAATTCCCTGATATTCCCCTCGATCTTTGGCACAAGGCAAAATGCACAATTGCGGATACATCCCCGACTAGTAAAAGTTGCCTCGGGATTATGGCGTGATAACGCATTGACTTCTCCGCCAATTTCCACAACTGATGATAAATAATCGGGTTGGACAATAACGGCGGGGCCTCCAGCGCGCACACGATAACCTTGCTGTTTATACCATACAGCGCGTTGATAAGCTAAATCAAGTTGCCATGAAAATACAACGGATATAAAAGCCGTGTTATCTTCAATCCAATCAACAAGACCGCCTGACCATGTCATGGGTATATTAATCCTTGATATCTCATCCCTGGCAAATACGCACCCGGGATCGACTGCCATATGAAATCCAGATCGTTGCTCATCACTTGGTTATCGTCATTCCCTGCGAATAGAAGTGCATCCATCAAATTATTCGTGACGATCTCGCTCCCGCTATCTCCCGGCGAGCTCTTGCCTTGCCATAATAATTGATGCACGAAAGTATATGTTTGCGGCAATTTCGACGCCCCGGTATAATATCCGACTTTCACGGTCGCGTCTAAGCCGATCAATGTCAAAACGGTGCAGCCTGAGGATCTTCCGCATTTCGTTGCTGTCATGCCGATAAATGGCTCTGGATAAACATCATTCACCGCGCCGATACCATAAATCTCGGAATAGACGGTAGACTCATCGCCGCAAGCAATAGCAACGTCTACCACGTTGTTTACATTCTTTCTTGGTGCAACTATCGCAACGATCTTGCCAATTTCATCGCCTGCTACGCCGCCGTCATGAGGTCCCGGCTGAAGGATAGGATCACCAATCTGCGCGCCGTTAAGCCCGCCCATAACGTGAGCGTTGCTTATAAAGCAGGAACAGTTTCCCTCGAAGCAAATACGACCGCCAAGAGTGCCCGCGGTCACTTTAGGATGTCCGATGCTTACTCCGCCCGGGGCTGGTCGCCAATAGCCTACACGCGATCGATCGGCCGGCCAATTCACGGATTGTTTTTTGATGATTATAGGTAGATAGGTGGGATTATCGGGAGGCGCATCGTAGGCGATAAAGGCGGAAGTTTCAACGATATCCCCCCGTTTGTTGAGACTCGCGTTTACATCCGCTTTATCCAGCACACCGATAATCTCTTGACCATTGGCTCCTGTTGCAATGTATACGACGTTAGGATTATTGTTGACAATTGTGGTAGGGGAATTTTGATAACTGTTTATGAGAGAAGAAACGGCAAGAATGATTGCCGTTCCTGCTGTTGCGAGTTTTGCTTTCGTTGATTTTTGCATCAGATCACATATGCGCCGGGAAATATATTGTAATCAGCCAAATAATTACCGCACCGATAACAGAAGCGGCGAGCGCCCAGAGAGCTTTTTGAACTCCTTTAAAGCTATCTTTTATGTCGTTGACGGCGGTTTTGAGCAATTCAATATCAGTTTTAGCGCCAATGCTGCCATTGCCGGTTATGAATGATTCGTGTCGGCATATATCATTTTCGATGGAGGTGATTCTTTGCTCATGACCAGCCAATGTTGGTTTTCTGTCGGCAATGGCGGCTGGCATAGACTCACCCCTTTTTGGTTATCAGATAAATCGACTGGTTGGCTATCAATGCCTTGATCAAAATGTCAACCACTTCCAAAAATCCAGCTTTGTCACAGGTGAAGTAATTGAATACCGCGGCGCATGATAGACCATATACAGCAAATGCTATAACCAAAAGTAATCCGCCCATGATTGCTTGCTTATATTTATTTTCAAGCGGATCAAACCAATCTTTGAGACCAGGAATGTAAGAAAAGCAGAGAGATAGAACCGCGCCTGCGATGAGCGCCAATTGTTCGGCGGTCATTTTTTCGGCTATTTGCATCGGTTTTGAAGCGGTGAGAAGTAGGATCAACAGAATTCCGAAAATAAAAGCGAACGTAAATTTAGATTTCATGACATTACTCCTTTTTTGTAATTATACAACAAAAATTGATTTATAAAACGCGGTATCCTCCGCGCATCACCTTGAATCAAGAGTGGCATTGTATATTTGCCTCGCATATCATTTTCCCAAACCATTCGATAATCTGTGGCACGACAGCATTTCCTAAACATCTAAGTCTGTCCACCCGGGAGGATATCCCATCAACCACTCGACCCAATTCGGGTTCAACTGTCCACCAATTGTTTCTGATAATGGTCTCGAATTCTTTTCCATTGTTTCCTGTGAGGCCTTCCCGCTTCTCCAATCTCTCGCGGTTGGGGTTGGTAGAGATTTCGCTATTCTGGATAATTTCATTACTTTCTTTCCGTGACTGTAATTGTAATCCCCCCGACTTGATACCGGGGTTGGTAATAATTTCACTGCTCCATCCAGACTTAAATGTTTTGCATCGATCGATGGCCCCGTATTGTTGCGCGGAGTAGGCCAATATAAATATTCTCTTTCTAATATGTGGGGCATTGAAGGCGCAAGCTGGAATATTAAATGTCCTAACGGTGTAGTTCTCACTTTCCAGGTCAGCATAAATATTGTCGAGAATAGTTGTTCTGATTCCAGGCACATTTTCACCAAATATCCAAGTTGGTCTGAGTTCTTTAACAATGCGGAAATATTCTGGCCAGAGGTCACGGTCGTCTTGTGCGCCTCTTCGCTTCCCGGCAACACTGTGCGGCTGGCAAGGAAATCCCCCGCAGATAAGATCAACTGTTTCGAGGTTGTGTTTTCCGACTTCTTTGACATCGTTATATCTTTTCACTCCTGGCCAATGTTTAGCTAATACTTTTTGGCAATAAGGATCAATCTCAACTTGCCACTTTACTTCCATCCCGGCGCGTTCTAATCCAAGATCAAACCCGCCGATTCCCGAAAATAAGCTACCGAACGTCATGGGCATAGACACGATTCCTTATCATAAAACCGGTTGCGCAACCGGTTTCTTCAAGCGTCATTTTTGAGTATGGTGTTGCAATCATTATTTCATCCTGGGTCATCGTAGCGCCTGTTTTCATAAATCACTATTCAAAATAGCGTGTATCGAATAACCGCCATTTTCCTCCGGCAAGAACGCCGCCTTGTCGTATTTGTATTTTTCGGGAAGCGCCAATATCACCTCTTCTAGTTCATTCGCGGTCGGTTTGATTATCTCGTTTCGCAGATAAATAAACGACAATACCGTGCCGCCCCAAATTTTGAGGCCGATTGTCCAGCTATCGTAGTCAACCTCGATCCAGTTATCCATAGCGAGAGAGGCATCGATCGAGAGCTTTTGCATCAGAGGGACGAGGGTTTGTTTGTCGAATGTCGCGGAGGTTATGAATGGCAGATAGGACTTGAATTTATAGAGGATACTCATACTACCTCCGCCGTCACAAACATCGTAGTGTGCTTTGTTGTCGGGTTGACGTATGAATATATCGCGGTTGGCTCTTTTCCGAACCGCGCCTTAAATTCGGCGGCTGCTTTTTCGGGAGAGATGCAACAGGTGTAATGGTCAAAGATAACATCGGGAAGCTCGCGGCAATTGTTGATGGGGATAGGTTGAGGGGTCATGGTGTTGCCTCTGGCTCCACTGCTTTCCTGGCAAGTTCCGTCAATTCGCGCATTCGCTCTTGTCCGTTCATCCATTTGCGATCATGCAATAATTGTTCGTGTAATTCCTGGTCAATTGTTTCGGGATAGTAATATGTTGTCATGCGTTTGCCTCTACACGATTCCACTTCACTTTATGCAACCATTTTTCATCCTGAAACCTAATCCATTCGTCAATATTCTCTTGATCTAAACTACCATCAGTAATATCTTTTTTCATTTCCTGGGATATCTCTGATTTCAATTCCGATAACCGCGGAAAATATTTGCTTTTATTGATAATGGCTTTTATCCCGGATTCCAATAATCCAAGAGGAATGTTTTGTAATTCAGATGCATAAACTTCAAATTGCTCATTTTGAATTGGTTTGTCAAAAGCAAACCAAAGTCGTCTAAGCGCCTTCAGCCATTCCTTTTTCATTTCTTCAAAATACATCAATTCAGAGTCGTTTTGCGAGTTCATCAATATACTCCTCATCGGATTGTTGAATTTTATTATTTGAATTTTGGCGCTTATCCGCTTGGCTACCTTGGGCGATCCATCGTTTCAAAATAGCATCAATGTAAGCCCAATTCCTGGCGTTATGTTCGGCGGCTATTCGGATTGCGTCGAGGATCCATTGGGGGTTTGTTTTGTCATCAAGGTAAGAAATAATTTTATCTGAGATTGTTTTAGTTACTAGACCGATTTCAGATTCATAAAATTTTATGATTTTTGATAATTCTGGCACCTGGGCCGCCTTTGTGTTTGTATCTGAATATGAATCTGTATTTGTTTCTGATTCTGATTCTGATTCTGACCGCGACTTGCTCTTACCTAAGTCAAGAGTTACTCCGGAGTTAGTTTGGAGTTGATCGGGGCAAGGGGGAAACAAACTCGCGGCTTCCTTTTCCAGTCCTCTTTGATGAGTTTTGAATGATGGAATATAAAAATAAGATAGGTTATTTGCCTCATAACGAATTATCATTTTTCTTTCTGATAGCCAATCAAATGAATTATTTATTTGGTCTAATTCTACATCTGTGCGCATTGGGAATAGTTTTGATCTCAACCAGGCTGGATTATCTATTCCCCTACCTTCTGAATCTACGACAACAATTAATAACATCCAAACAACCCTGGTGAAATCATCCGGCATAGCATTGAAGTCAAAAGAATCAATTATCTTGGTATGGATATTGCGATATTTTGGAGCCATCGAACCTCTTGATTAATTCAAAGTTTCTGATGAACATTCCGATTTGTTTTGTTGTATGAACTTCGATTCCATTGTCAAACATTCTTTGAGGATATCTGTAGTGATAATTTCTAGCATCAATTGAACTTTTATTCTTATGACATTCGCGGCAAAGTAATTGTAAATTATCGTCTTCGTTACTTCCGCCGTTCCATAAAGGAATTATATGATCTAATTCGAGATATAAATTTTCTCCACAATGATTGCAAATATTCCCCCTCTCTTCTATCAGTCTATTTTTAATTATTTGGCTATTTCCTCTATGATAATTAGATCGCATAATCACCTCAAATAAAAAATCACCTCTTGGCTTCGTCTGTGTCTGTGGCTTCCCTGAGCAGATAGGGGGACACAGACAAAGCCAATAGATGACTTTTTTCTGCTCTTTTACCGGAAGCCACTCCGTTGAATTACTATTATCATAATCTAAATTTCCGCCGTCGTCAAGCGTTTCATTCGCGCCCAATCACCGGCCGCGATATGCTCATCCTGGTGGCATCATCTACAAAGTATCTCGACGTTTTCCGGGGAATTGTTGGACCTATCCCGGTCGCGGTGGTGACGCTGAAGGAATATCCAAAATCCACAGCGATTACATTTCTTGCCGATGAGAGGGAATAGGCGCTGGCAACGCTTTTTGAGGGCATAGTCATTTTTGCTCATTTCAATCGCTCCCGTAATTTGTACACGCTTCATTCATTATTTCATCAATTGTATCGGCCTCCAAAGTAGATATGTGTTTTCCATATTGATTAATTTGGCATTTAAATCTATTATCTTCAAACCAAATAAAACCATAAAAATTCCATGCCGTATAACTAGAACAATATTTTCCTTCCCTTAATTTATTCTCTATTTCGCGATCAATTACGTGATCAAAATTTGACATGACCTCTGGGATGGGTTCTAGTTTTTGTGGACATTCTTCGATAACGTATTGCTCCATCTGTGCTTCTCCTCTCAAATATCCTTCCTTTTCACCTTTGCGCGCCCATTTACCTTCAACGTCCTGATCATCCTGAACTCATACTCAGGATGCAGGCGCTGGAATAGGTTTATCCTCAAAACTGCATCCCTGGTCATCATTCCCTTTACCTCCTCAATTACGTTCACATTGCCGTCGAGATAACGAAAATCGCCGGTGTAATCAATGGCATTCAATTTTTTGCCGTGGATATACTTTTGCGGGAATAGCACAAAATAGGGATGGATTTCCAAATTTGATATTTCCCCGGCATAGGCAAGCAGCTTCAATTCCGTGTATCTGTTGCCCTCAGCCAAACTGTCGAAGGTATACCCGTCTATTATTACCTTGCGCGCGTGGTACTTGTTGGTCATAATTGCTATCAAAAACTATCAGGATTCTTCGGGATCGCCGTCGTTATTGGGATCGGGATTTACATAAACGGAATTTATCACAAATTTCGCCTCATGCAATCCAGTTTTCTTACAGATAATATCGATAATCTCTTGGATAGAATAATTCTCATTTCCCTCAAGTGTATAAGTCAATTCTACAAAACCGTCACTTATTTGCACTTTATACATCACTCCTCCTATAAATTTGGGCGCGCCTCTCGACGCGCCCCATTGTCTCACGGATTAAATCGCTCGCCACACTTGGAATTACTTTACTCCTTTCTTTTTGGGATTAGCCTGCGAAGGCGTAACACGCAATAAAATCAAATTTCCCTGTATTTCGCATCAACGAATTCGGATTCCCCTGGCGGCAATAGATTATCCATCGTCGCGCCTTCCGTCCAAAGTTGTGTAAATGTTTTTTCAGATCCTTCTTGCAGCATCCAGGGAATTAATCCAGCATATCCTGGGGATAATTGCTGAAGAAACCACAATCCATCCATTGCGTTCCTAAACATAAAAAGCGCCATTTTTAAGGATTGTTCGCGCCGCTTCTCAATGTTTGATCTTGAACGTGGATCGTATTTGTTTGGCAGTGCCGCGATATCTACGCGTCCGTTGAATAATTTGCCGGTTGACGTTTCTATAAAATAAGATACCTGAAATCCCTCGCGTTCAGTTTTGCCAATTTGAAATTTACCACGCTTAAAACTTTGTACTGTTCCGCCAAGTCTCGAAATAGCCTGAACAATTTCGGATTTCAAGGTTTCAATTGATTTTGTTGTAGATTGTCCCTGCCAACCATCGGAGGCGGTGACATTTTCAAAATACGGAACGTCCGAAGCTTTCTTGGATTGCTCAGGTATAAAATTCATCCCTTACTCCTCGTTTTAAAAAGGGGCTTTTTGTCCCTTCTTCCACATGGTCGGTACCCTCGTCTCTTTCGCGTCTCTATATCCTGACTGTATGCGTTTTTGATCATCGTCAAAAATGTTTCCGCGTCTGCGAGGGCTGCTATTTGCATGGTCAAGAACTCCCTAATTTTCGGGCTGTTCTCTCTGGTCAAATCAAGTTCCATGTTTAGCCTTGCGTTGCGAATAGCTGATATCTGTTGATTGATAGTCGTTTTCATAATTGATCTGGCAGGCGACACGCCTACGCAAAGCCATTTGTGCAAATCGTGCCGCCTGCCTTATCCCGGCTTATCGTATATTTCAATTAGCAGTGTATGCATTCGCGAATAAGCTAGGATGGTCACAGTATAAAACAAATCTAGTAAATGTAAACAATTATGTTAAGGAGTCTTAACAATTCGGTTTACTTTTGGTGGTTTTCGCATAAAATGATAGCATGAATACAGAATCTATTGGCATTATAAAGCGAAATCTTATAAAACTTCTTGATGCATCCCGGTCTGAGGGATTTTACCAGGCGAGATCACTCGACACGAGTCTATCGGATAATGTGCTGCACACATACGATAATCTTCGTTATTTCGCTAACCAGGATCGCAATACCGCATTGATAAGAATCGAGAGGATATTGGAAATGGAAGAGGAGAAATCATGAGCAACCAGCCTAAGGATGATAAAAAGCCGCTGGATTATTACCAGCAAGAATCAAAAGACAATTACCGTTCTATGAATTATCTAAATTCAACTTACGAACAATCCGCGTCTGTCGCCGCGCTCATCTTTATCGGTGAGCAACTTGCCAGGATAGCGGACGCGATGGAAAAAGATGAAGTTTCACTTGATGAAGCTGTGAAGATTTGGGGTGCTCCCGGTGGCTAGAATTGAATGGGATAACGGCTTGCAATTGATAATTACCAGGGAGCATAAGTCATTGCGTCATTATCGCTGCCTGCGTTGTGGGTCTACCCGCGTCAATGAATACATTATGGAAACCAATTTCGGACACCGGGATAAAATCCGCTGCCTGAAATGTAAAAAGGTTTATATCTTTTCTCCCGGCGATTCGTTCGATAATCATGTGGCGCATTTTGAAGAAATCCCCGCCAGCGAAGTCGAACATATCGAACGTAAAAAGAAAAGCAAGCGCGTGGAATCGGATAACCAGCTTGCGCCGATGGAATTTACAGACATATGGGCGGCAATGGAATTTTGCAAATGGAATCGGTGCGCACTCTGCCAGTCAGAATTAAAAGTAACCAGGATTATTGAACCTCACAAAGATATTACAAAGGTGCATTGTCATATCGAATGCCCTGAACACGGATTATGTATCAAAGGTGGCACGGCAAGCGTAAAGACGGTCAATACAATCAATATGGATACTACGATCCGGGAGGTTATGGATCGCGTCGAAGAAAGTCTACCGATAAATAAACCGGCAAATAAAATATTAGAGTATTTAGGATTTTAGGAGAAACTATGACAGACAATAATCAGAACGGTAAAGCGATTACACCATACACTCAACTCAAAGCACTTGCGCTAGAAAATACAGAAACGCTCGAACGATTCGCAAACGCGTTTGGCGGAAACAAGCAGCGCGCCCGGTCTTTTCTTTCCAGCGTTTTGACCGTAGTGAGAATGGATTCGGCGCTTCAAGAGTGCCGACCATCAGACGTATTGAATGAGTGTATGCGCGCCGCGGTTTTGGGTTTGCCGATCAATAAAGAACTTGGGTTATCGTGCATCATTGCCTATGACGAAACCCAAAAAGATGGTTCCAAAAAGAAAACCCCTCACTTTCAAATTATGAAACAGGGATATATTGAACTTGCTCATTCAACCAAAGAATACCTCATCATTCATACCGGAGCAATTTATGCCAATCAAGATCATCGCATCAACCAAGTTACTGGCGTTTTGGAAATCTTTGGCGATCCCGATATCGAGCAGCCAATAACCCACTACTTCAATTATTTCAAAATGAAAAACGGTTTTGAATCGTCACTTTGCATGAGCATCGAAGAACTTGACGATCATGGAAAGAAATATTCAAAATCGTTTTTCAACAAAGCAGGTTTATGGCAGAAAGATCCTCCGGTTATGTATGCCAAAACTGTGACGAAACTGAACATCAAGCGCAACGGTAAACTCATCAAAGATAACGACACCGCCAAACTTGCTGCAATCAAAGACGATGACGAATATCTTGACCCAAGCGACGCAGAACCTCAACAATTTGACGATCAACGGTCGGAATTACCAATAGAACCGGCGACCGGCGAAGTTATTGACGGTCAATTCACTGACGCGGAAACTACCGAACCTGAACCCGTCACCGAACAACCTCCCGCGCCAGTCGAGACCACTCCGAAATCAAAGAAGGCAAAATCCGAAACCGATCCTCGCGTTGCGGCTCTACTCTCTGCAAATGTGGTTCCCGATGAAACCGAAGCCGCCGCGGTATTGGCAAAGATCAATATCAATGCGAATGTGCCAATCGAAGAAGTGGTCAAGATAGCGCGTGGCTTCAAGGGTTGGAAAGACATGGGCGCGAGTGATAAGCAGGCGATTGACGCACTCAACGACGGGAAGTATCCGAAATGAAAAAGATATTTGCGTACAAAGCAGCGCAACGGGCGATCAAGTCATCGAGGACATGCAAATCAAAATTAACGCAGCATTTCCTAATTTCAAGGAACTTTCAGAAGCGTTTGAATGTTTCACTGAAGAAGGAAGCAATCTCGAAACCGCCCTACATAATGCGCTTCCCGGTGGCACATACGATCAATTGTTGCGCGCTATGTTATTGCGTAAGGCGAGCCAATTTGTCGTACCGTTTGGTGTCGGAAATTAATAATATTTATCCCCCGGCGACTGCGCGGGCGACCAAAGAAAGGAAAATGAAATGGAATATGCAAAAATAACAGAGGAAAGAATCGAGACTATTGAACCGGGAACAAAAGTGAATTTTGGTCATGGCGAAATATGTGAAATTGTGAGCAAATCAGAACCAGAAGTACATGGAAAGGTTTATCGTGACGGCAAATTTGTAGATAATGTTATCAAAATGATTATCTATAAAAATGGATTAGGTGAAGAAAAAGAAATGTACTCGACATCATTATTGTCAGCAACAGAAGAAACCCTCGATCCAACTATTGAAAAATGTACTTATTGTGGCAAATTGCGCCCTAGAAACGAAATGAAATCAAGTGAGATTTTTGTTAATCGCGGCAGACAGACATACCGCTTTTGCCGCGACGGAGGTTGCTCTGGTTATTATCAAATGGGGTGCGAAGGATAGCACTTATCCTCTCCTCCTAATGCTCCCGCCTGCCCTACTTGTACGGGCGCGAGCGGGGAGGCAGCACTTTACGAATTGAATGGGCGGTTACCAAAGTGGATAAATGGGTCTGCCTGTAGAGCAGATGTACCTAGGACTACGGGAGTCCGAATCTCTCACCGCCCACTATGGCAGCACATCAGCAGGAAATGCTACCCTTAGGGATGTGTTGCCAGAACAAGCCCCGGACGAAAATCGGGTACACCCGTGTGATTGCGGCTCACGAGCTTAAGCGATCCTATATCCGGGGTAAAGTTTAAAAATGAAGGCGAATATGATTAACGGAATCAATAAAAAAGATTTTTGGGATTTGGTAAATATATCAAACAATAATGATTGTTGGGAATGGAGCGGAATAAAAAACGACTATGGATATGGCATATACAAAATCAATGGTAAATTATTTAGAGCGCATCGCATATCTTGGGAATTAACTCAAGGAATAATACCTAATGGCTTGTGTGTGTGTCATCATTGCGATAATCCTCCATGCGTGAATCCGAAACATTTATTTTTAGGGACAAGGAGTGAAAATGATTTAGATAGAGCAATAAAGGGACGAGGAACCGGGATATTTACCGCAAACGAGATAAGAAAATTGAGAGAATATCGACAAGAAGGGAAATCGTTTATGGAAATTGCGTCTATAACTAATAAAAAATATCAAACCATTCGTAATATATTTTATTGTAATAAATATAAATGGGTAATATGAACAAATTATCTTGATTTTACGAGAAAAAGGAAGTGAAACGATGAGCGAAGATTATAGCACGTGGAGCAACGAACAATTGTTGGCAAAGTTTGCATTATTTAGTCATCCATTGGGCGTTCAGGAAGTTATCGTAAAAGAACAAGTCCGCGCCGCCCTGCTCGCCAGGATGAAACCAGCGGCGGTAAAACCAGAAGCGGGAAGAAACGGAAACCCGCCCGATTATGTGGTAACTGTCGATGATGGTTATTGTATTTGCAAATTTGAACTCAATGGGACCAGAAGATATTCTATTGATAATTTGATTAGCTTCATTACCAGTAACACAGAATTGCATGTCGCCAACATAAAGGAGCTTTATCCAGCCCCTCTTATCCCAGAAACTGAAACTTCCGTCCCAGCGCAAGAGCCGCCAGCAGAGAAGCGGGAGGAGTGGGAGGAGGTGGAATTAGGCGATAAAGAAATAGTGCTTCCTGGCGACAATTATGTTGGTTCTTATGGTAAATACTATACTCTTACAGACAATTGTATTTCGGTAAAATTAAAACGCACCGTTGCAGAGGTGAAAACGAAAGACCATGGTGTTATTTCTATCACCCGCCGCGTGCGCAAGCAGCCACCCGCGCCAGCAGACCATTTCGTATGTCCCGATTGTGGCGCTGAAATGAACGTGCGCGAAGTCAAGATACAGCCCGACACCGCCGCCGCGTTGGAGGTTGCATGGACATCGTGCGCTATGCATGCGCTAACAATATGCAGAAATGCCATCGCCGAAATCGACAGGTTGGAGGTAAAGAGGTGTGAAATGAAACCTAAATTTGTGGCAGTAATTAACGGCAAAGAATATAAGGTCGGATATCCAAAGTGTCAAGGATGCGAACATTTGTGTTTTCCCGGGCCACTTACTTGCGATTATCCCGGCAAAGGTTGTGAATATCCCGAATTACGAATAAGAAGTGAGGAGATTCAAAATGACCACCCCCAAAATGACCCCGCTTGATTACCTGAAGTTATCCGCGTTGATACTAATCGTAATTCGTTTGGCGACTTTACCGCCATTGTGAATGAGGATGAAATGAAATATAAAATAATATATTTATTTATATTGGCGGCAATCATAGCCTGCGTCATGGGATTCGTATTAAACAAAGATGTACTATTGTATTTTATTTGGGCTAATACGTTTCTTATTTTAGCATACTTAAGTTTAATTATCGAAAAGAAATGAATAGGATAATAAATAATGCCCGAACCTAAACCCACCTACAAAGTCAACCCGGCGATCAATCCCAACGCTGCTATCTGGGCAGCCTGCGAGAACACCAAGCGATTGCTACTCGAAGCCGTACAAGCAATTGCGCCCGTTTGCTCAAAACAAGGTACGATAACCGTTGATTACACCAAATGGGACACGATGAATAATGTCCTGGGCGCGATTAATGAGAAATATATCGAATGGCAGAACACAACTCAAAATTTATATTGTTCAGCACGAATACTCAGCGAAATTTCAGACCTATTGAAGAAGGCAGGATATTAAGGAGAATTATTTCTATAAAAGTTGATACTATGTTGTTTGAATTGGCGAAGTTGCGTGAGAAACATCAAGAGGCGCAAGATGCAGCGAAGCGCGCTCAGGAAGTTCTTGAAACCGAACCACTCTGGCAGAAAGTGCAATCATTCAAAACAGATGCGGCAATGGTTGGCGAATTAGTCAGTAAGTTGGAAACCGAAATCCGCAATGAGGCTACGCTGGATTATCTCGATAACGGCATCAAAGACCTTGGCGGCGTTCAGATAAAAAACTTCACCGTTCTCGAATACGATGAGCAAGAAGCGGTGAATTACTGCCTTGAACATCAACACGCCACTCTTTTGAAGCTCGATAAACGCGGCTTCGAGAAGGTCGCCAAAGAATTGCGACCAGAATTCGTCAGGATTGAAGAAGTCGCCCGGGCGCAAATCGCAACTGACTTAAGTGATTATCTCGAAAAATAAGGAGGTGATCCAAGTCTGCTATTACGCAAGATGAAAGAGTGAACTATGGAAACTGTAATTAAAATGGAAGATGGAATTGCAAAGGTTATAACATTCAAAACTTATAATTGGTATCCAAAGGAGGATATAACCGCCTATGAATTAGCTTTATGCGTACCTTTCCTAAATTTGAATATTAGAGATTATTGCGACATTGAGGCAAGAATTAATAACTTGCCGCCGCAAGCGCGCCGTCATTTTGTCGAGGTTGAATGATATAATCACCGCAACCAGGAGAGTCGCCTATGATCTGACTTACAATACATAACCGCGTGATCAATGATGCACAGATATGAGACCCCTCAGCAATGAGGGGTCTATTTATTAAAAAGGGAGACCCTCGCGCCCACGAGGGTCTCAATAAGAGGGGACCGGATGACGAACAGTAGAAGAAAACTTTTGATAATCAAATTATAGCAAATATCACGTAGATGTCAATGCTTTTAGTTCTTCTTCGTAGGCAAGAATAGCCTGTTCGTTTTTCACCATGTTTTCAGATATTTGATGCAGAACATTATCGGGCGCTTCGATATTTTTGTTGACCTTGTAGCGAATTTCAAGGGTGTATTGGGCTTTTTTGAAATCTTGAATTTCCTGTTTGATTATCGCAATTTTATCCTCGGTTGATATTTCGTGATCGCTCATAATTCCGCCTTATCATACTTCAGAGCCTTCTCTGCCTTCTCTTTGCGTTGGTCGTTCACTATGGTATTGATATAATTGGTGATAATCCGGTCAAAATAATCCACTTCGCTTTCGGGATTGGGATAAGGTTCCCCGGTTGTCGGATTTCTCAATTCTTTTTCATATCCCTTTTTTGCACAGAAATCGCTGATGATCGTCGAATCTTTGATTAAACCGCTTACTTTTAGCATGAAATTGCTCCTTTCATGTAAATTATATCATTATGTATCGCCGGATTCAATCCCAACATGTGCTGTATTGTAGTGGAAAGTCATTTCTGATACAACAATATCGTCTACTTCGCTGGTATCAGTTTCAAGGTTTAATACAACGGAAATAAGATCACCTGCATCCACAACGTTACCGGCGTAATCGTAATCAATGGTAAAACTCACCCCAAATTGTTTATACCTCGCCGATTTACCCACAATCGTTGCAACCTCAACGACTTGGGATTTTGCCGCCGTGTCACCAATTCCCTTATAGTAAAAAGTCGCTTTTAGGTCAACAGTATCAGCATCCGCGCCCCCCGAATTATCCACGTTGACAGCAAAACGAATTTCGAATGTCATGTCGGACGCGCCGTCCCAATCGCTATGAATATCCGATGTGCCTCTCAATATATGACTCGCCGATGTAATATTCCAGCCGCCCGATGTAGTAGCACTTGGATTTATCCATGTAGCACCAGAGCCACCGGGGTTAGCCGATCCCAACGAAATATGATGATACCGTCTATAAGAGGCAGTCGTTGATCTGACAGTAGACGCGAAATTGGCTATCCCGCCCGCCGCCCGCAGTCCCAGGTTTGCTATTAAGGTATCAATGGCGGTGGTGTTGGCGGGTTGGACAATGGGTGCAACGGCAAAGAAACTCAGTTTTGCCGCAGCGTTGTTGCATAGATAGAGTTCATCATCACTGGAATCAGTTTGAATAAGCGCGTAGGTTGTGCCATTCAAAAGGAAGTCAGCGGCATCGGCTAGACCGGCGTTGAGGGTGATATTACCGGCGTTGGTATAAATAGAATATTCATTACCTCCTGCGCCAGACTGGTCAGCAATATATATTCCGTGAGTATCTCCGCTTATATTCGCGTGACCCTGGTTATTGATATAAACACCAGCAGCATTAACCATACTTTCTGTTCCGCCAGCTGCAAACCATTGCGGACTATCCGCCACTATTGCCTTACCGAATGCAATGGAAGCCGTAAATCCAGCCGCGGCAGAAACAAAAATCCTGCCGACAAATCCAGCGGCTTCTACGGATAGACTTGCAGGTGCAGTCGATGCTTGCACACCTGCCGCAAATTCCAAGCCCCTAACGCTAGTAGTGGCTGTGTTTACAGATCGCACTTTCATCGTTCCGGCATAAATTGGACCTCCGCTATTTCTAAAATCCCATTGAGTTCCATAAACCAATGAAGCTGAGTTGAACATATTATAAATATTTAAATAATAGGTAGCACTTGGGGCAGCACCAATCCCAAGTGTTGTGCCATCATCCCTAATTAAACTATTCGCCTGTGTATTGGTTGCAGACCACTTAGAGAGATAATTCGCCGTCCCTGTACCCGTAATAGCCGTACCTGTACCTGCAATTGTCAACGTCGCTCCGCCCGCGGGCCAGGTAAGCACGCCCGCGCCGGTATTATTGGTAAGAGCAGTGGTCAATGTCAGTGTTGCATCTCCGGCTAAAGTCGGGCTGCCTGTAACTGTCAGTGTCTTACCTTTAGTAATATCCAGCCACGACCATGTGTCATCGATCAACCAACCAGGCGCGTGAGTATCAGAGGCATAGCCCATACTTCCGGCTGTCAACCCTGCCAAAGCCTCGATATTTGCCTTGGTATCTGAATATGCTACCAGAGGTTTTCCGATACAGACATCATTCTCGATCATGATACTCTCCTGAAGAAATCGACAACCGCCATACCATAAGGGTCTCCAACCTGAGCTTTTGGTCTGCGAAATAACAATCCAATTTCATCACAAACCGCGGTGAAGTCTTTAGAGATAGTACCGACTTGCGTCCAGATAATACCATCACCTGAAGCATATGCATTATAAGTATGTGGTTGATCGTAATCCCCGCTGCCCGAACCGGTATATTTTTGTAATTTTATATAAACTTCTTGACCTGGTTGAATAACCGTTTCTCGATTAGTGGTCATCCCGGTAAATCCAGCAGAACCATTATCGGCCGCGCTTCCTGCACGTTGCCATACAAATGAAGCCGATGCACTGTCATTGAATGCTAAATCTGCGCCGACAAATTCGTCATTGGCTGAGTTGGCAAGATACAAAAACACTCCGCAATACTCTCCTCCTTCAGCAGCCAATCCCGTCATGCCTATATTTACCTTAGCAACAAATTCCCATGTTCCATCACCATCGTTCCATACCGGAGGCGCTTGATACATACGTATTTGATTATCGAATACCTCAGTTCCTGACTGTTCCGCTAATCCAACATGCAAGAATCCTGGGTGAACGGTTTGATTTAATGCATCCGTCAATGGATCGTTAACCTTAGTCCATTTGACATCGATCACGCCGCCACCCTCGAATTCATCATCCCATGCAGTTGGCGAAGAAGGATAGGCGTCGGGATCCTCGTTGTCCTCCAGGTAATCTTTGACTATCTCGCCAGTCAGTTGAGCATTTGCCGCGCCCACGATATATTTAGCATCGATCGGTGCCACAGAAATCGAAGCCCATTTGACCGCCAGGATGATTGAGATATCCGCCGCGCCGGTGGCAATTGCGTCAATGTCAAAAGTTAGAATATCACCCTCTTGTATAGCCGCTATATCAGGCGCGCCTGATTTATCATAACTATCTGCATCATTCCAGGCAAGAGTCGGGCGATTGCCCTGGTCGGTGAAGATCGTCACATCTGCATAAACGCCAGTACGAGTAATATGACAATCGACTATCGTGCTATTTGCCGTACCCAAAGTCTTGCAATAAATATACACCGCTAAAATCGTGCCGTCGCCAGGTGAGACGAATGCGCCGACGTTTGTACCTGTCGCCAGCGCGCCGTCGATATTAATCGCCCAGGCAGGCGCTTCCGCGAGAGGCACATAGGAATAAGAGCCTGCCCCGTCGTTGTAGAGATAACCTGTGCCATTGGCTAGATCATCTAGCGTAGCCGCGGCGGTGAATATGGCTAATGTGTTTGCGACCTCGGTACCGGCGCAAATCGGCACGCTGCCCGATGACGGGAATGTCAAAGATCGGTTATCGCTGCCTATGAGCGTCAATGTTTTACCGGCTGCGAACTGCATCGCCAGGGTCGTATTTGCGGCGGAATTGGTGAGGTTTAGCAGATTAGCGGCTGGTCCAACGAGGTTACTATCCTCTAATAGACCGCCCGTTCCATTCCATTGCGTAATCCGATTATCCGTACCCGTTCCAAGAGATAGATCACCTGGGTCTTTAGTGAGCGTACCCGCGCCGGTCGTCGAATCATATTGGCAGGCATAAACGTGGAAGTTGCAACCCACGTTGAGCAATACGTCTGCGGTCGTACCCTCGAATTTGCAACCCACGGCGTAGGCAGTACCCCAAACAGCAATGCCATAAGTTGAACCGGCTGCCACATTTTTACAGCCCATCATATAACCGGCATTATTGACTAATCCGTAGCGCGTTCCGCCGCCATCGCAATTCGCCTCGCCGTCGCAAGCAAATGCCTGAGCGCCAGTATTTACCTCAAAGCCAATAGCGGTAGAAGTTCCGGCCTGTCCTTTTCCGTGGCAACTATAACTTTCAACATTCATAGTGGTAAAAATTCCATATCCAATATTTCCACCCTGGGCATAGCCGTAACCATAGCAGTTATACATAAATATTGGGCCGCCACCAGCCACAGAGGCATATATTCCATAGGCATTAACGGAGGCGGTATTGCAATGGGCGTATCCATAAGTATTGCGTATATAGGCGTTGTGGCCAATTGTTGCCGCGGATAAACCAGTTCTTTGCCCCCCGTTTCCGTCGCAAACGAATATCGAATCTTCGATACAATCAAACGAACTATTTGTACCCGTCTTGAAGCACCATGCATCAGTGGCGACGGACGGATAAAAATACGCATAAACGCGGCGAACTATATTATCAGATGAGTTTGTCGCCGTCGCTATGCAATATGGAGAGGTTGCCGAAGTATAGTTAACGCCAAAATCCTCAATGCAGGTATCCGCGCCCAAAGTGATCAACGCGCCATAATTACCGTTAGCAACGATGAAGGTCGCGTACACGCCCGCGCCTTTTAGAGTGACTTCTGCTTTCAATGTAAACGCAGCCGTTAATCCAAGCGACCCAGCGGGAATGAATATCAAATCGCCGGCCGCGGAAGCGGCATTAGCGGCAACAAATCCGGCGCTTGAAAACGAGTAATCGAATATTTCCTCTTTGGAAACGTCAAATAACTGGATAACAATACCCTCGGTATCCTGTCCTTTACCCGAACCTGTTTTCTGGAATAACGAAGCGAAATCGTTTTTCAGGAATGGTTCTATTAACTGATAGGTCTCAGAGGCTTTTGTCATCCCTGCTCAACTCCGCCAATTTCGAATACATCATCCTGGTCGCGCACTTTGGTAATTTTATATTCGTTCTTGTCCGCGTTATATTCAGCCTCTTCGATGAAAAAAGGTGATGGATTAGCTAATTTCGATAAGTCAACCGAATCGGGGATGATATCTTTGTGGGCGCACCATACCCCAGCCTTGCATTCTGACGGATCGATAAGATTGCCGAATGGATCGTATAATCTATATTGGCGGTCAAGTTTATAAGCATCGACCATATCGGTGGGTTTGGTAGGTTCTTCGTATAACCTGAGATAGCGACTATCAGTCACATCGCACAAAAGACGACGGTCGTTAGTTGTGCCGCATTCCAGTAGCTTTTCGAATTCATCCAAGGCAATGCTATCCCCGTCGCGGTATTGGTTGGTAAATACCCCCGACGCGTCATCGATATGCGTACCTGCAAAGAATTGTCCGACATTGGTAATCAAATCCGATATTTGCGAGGTGGTTTCCTGACTGCCTTCGATTATGAAATTCATATCGCCTTTGAATTCACGGTCAACCCACGCCGATAATACGGTGCTATATAATTTCAAGCTGCCTCTCGGATATCCATTTTCGCGGTTGGTGTCCACCATGAAATAAGAATCAGCATCCACCGCCCCCGAACGCGAGACGACTATCCAATAGGTTGTACCAGGGTTGAGCGTTACCGCGACGCTCAGGGTGAATTTCACCCATTCGGCGTTCGTTTCTAAATCCGCCGCGGCAATCGAACCTGAAGCAAGCGAGACGCCAGGACTTCCAGCCACATCGCTATATATTGCGCATTGCAGATTATCAACCGGGGGGTCGTCTGACGGGTGTTTATAGGCGTGCAACCAAACATATACCGCATCCCAAGCCACAGTTGCCAATATCTGAAAACTCATCCCGGCGATTGGTCTATCATCTTCGCCGATTTCGCGTCCCCCGGTTCCAAGTTGGTCATAGAATTCCTTGCCGACGTTATTCAGGTAATAGCGCCAATCGAGAGTTTCCAACCATGATTTACATTTTATGATCGCCTTCGCTTCGTTTCCGCTATAAGGTTTCGTGATGCCAATCGGGTATTTACTGGATTGAAGTTGTGTATCTCGCGCCTGCAACGCCATGGATTCGGAAGTTTTGGATTTTGATAGAAGTAATTCCTTAATCCCATATTCCGCCGTGCTATCTGCGTCGCTTGACCATGCGGTAGTATAGCGAATATTATCGATGGTGTAAGCCACGGCGATCTTGTTTTTCATGCTATCGATTGAAACGCCAAATTGAACCGCGCCGCTTTGAACAGTAACCTCGCTTATCATCCCCCACCAGCGTTTATATTCATGATTATCATAAAGGACAACCGGGCAGCGAAGCAATTCCAGCAGACGGTATAGATTATTCTCATTGCCGGTCGCCTCGATATCGGCGGATTTCGGACCTCCAACCGCGGCGCGTGAATATTTCTTGATCTTGTAATCCAGGTCAAGCTGCAAAACATCAGCATAGGCGCGCGATTGATAAACGAACCTTTTCATAAAGTAAGCCTCCGCGGTCGCCAATAAGCCTTAACGGTTGATTTCCTGTTTATGTTTTGGGTATTGTCCTGCTCGTCAAACAGAATGAATATTCTTTGTGCAACGGTATTGGATAACATCAAGCGAGAGCCACGCGGTATCCAGGTCTGATATTGATTGGCAGAACCATCCACGCCATAGGTTATTTCAGGTTTACGCATATCGTCAACGTGGATACCTTCGCCGTTAGCTACCGCGTAATTTAATTGCTTCAGATTGCGATAGTTTGCCACCGGCATAAAATGAAGAAAGTCAAGATTGATCGTACCGCCTCCGGTTTGTTTGGCGCTCAAAGCTAAAGTTAAAGCCTTAGGAGCGGTCAAAGCCCATAGCGAGGGTGGCAATTGGATTATGCCTAATTCCTGCATATATTTACTCGCCGCGGCGGTCACTAATTGACCTTGCCAAATCGTTGTGGTTGAAAGTTTGATAGATAGCCTCAATTGCAGGGTAGTATTTATGGTTCCAGCCTGCAAGCGGATTATCCCCAAGAAGTCGCTGCCTCGCGCCGCGGCTAACATCGCGGCGGTCATAGTCCAGGTGCATAATTCTTTTTCAGTATCACCTGACCATACCAGAGCGTTGTAGTATCCCCCCGAACATGCTATGCTTTCAGTGGTAGTAGATGAATCTACCCCGCTTCCATCGGTTGCGTCTTCTCCCTCGAAGAAAAATGTAAAATTGGCAATATCCGGCATATGGGTCATGCCAATATGAATATCTTCATAGCTAATTGACGCGCCTTGCGCGTTGGTGATTTCAAGACGAACCGGCGCATCCACGACAGTACCGGCTTGATCGGCTGAGATACTCACGTAATTACAATTCAATCCAACGATAGTAACCACATCCCCGGCTATCTCAGTGGTCAGGTTTTCAATGGTTCTTATTTTTGACGCCGTGCTTCCATCGACATTATATTCACCGTCGTTACTCGTGGAACCAAACACTTGAATAACATCGGTTAGTTGAAATACCGCTAAACCATTGGCGGTGTCATTTATCGAATCATCTGAAGTATCAAAAGAAATAGTGTCGGCGGTATAGATAATAGTTGGATTGTAAATCGTCAATCCAGTAATATTGTCTACTTCTAAGTGATTATCCAATTCCAATTGAACTTCACTATTCGTTTCCCAGTAATAGCGCCGGGTAATATAAACGATAACGTGCTGAACGTCGCCGTCCCAATATCCAGTGCGCAATGTTTCCTCGTCTCTGTCTACGTACCCTGACATAATCTCTGAGCGGTAAACCGTCCCGGATGCTGAGTTTTTCATGGTAATGTAAACTTTAGCTAACGTCGGGTCGCCCTGTCCCTGCTTACCATTTACGTTTTGCGCCTGGTTGAATAGTTGCTCGATGTAATTTACCTCGATATTATTATCCATTGTCGAACCATCAGTTAATTCAAGCTCAATGGATTCTGTCACGGTAGCTTCATCTGAAATAGAATCAATCGAAGTCGGAGGGTTAGGCAAATATTTAATGATCTGAAACGGCGAAGAGGTTAGCGTTTCGGTTCTAACTCCATCAGTAATTGTTATGGCATAATCAATCGTTGTCACGATTAGCCTCCGTGTTGTTTGTCGTAGATTATTTCAGCTACGCGGTACGCCATGCGCTCGACATCGATATCGTTGGATATTTGATCGGCATAAACGTTAACTATTATTCCGCCCCCCGCGCCGCCGCCCGCGGGTGTTATATTCAGTCCTTCCCCGGAAGACAATCCAACCGTGAATGGATTATACGGCTCGCTATATCCGGGAGGCACGACAAAGTTTTCAACCCCTTGCGCGCCCAAAAGATCATAGGTCGGGTTTGCATCGTATACCCATTGTGTAGGTGTGCTGGTTTGAAATTCAAGTGAGTATGTTTTACTGGACATCTTATTAAGCTTGTCTTGAAGTTCCTCGACCTTAGTAATCACACCGTCAATTGCTCCCTCGGATTTATCGCCTGAAGTAACGAATGCATCACCAACTCGCGCACTGGCGGTTTCCGTTTCCGATAAAGTGGTATTTACATCGCCTGTTTGGGTATTTAATTCCATCATTGGCTCGCCGCCATTAATGGAGTTCATGGCATCCTCGACACCTTCAGCAGTCACAGAAGCGCCCTCGAGACCTTTTATATAATCCGCGATTGCGTTCCAGGCGTCTTGAGTTTCTTTGTCTATCAATCCCCATTTGCCGGCTACTGCGACCAATGAATCTGCCTCGGCTTGCGTGAGACCGTCCATCGCTAATTGCTGTTGGAGAATATCAAAAATGATTTTGCGCGTGGCTATGGCGTGTTCTTCGGCGATCCTTTTAATACTCGCCTCTTCTTCTACGTATTTATCATGTAATTCGCCATATTTTTTTACTTGTTCTTGAATTTGCTCTGTTATTCTCTCGCGTTCTTCAGGTGTATCAGCTTCGCCTTGTTCCTTTTTTAATTCAGCTACTTTTTCCCATGTCTCTTCCGCCTGCTCTTTTAAATCCGCTAAGTTCTCATCGACTTTTATGAGTTTTTCCGCGTAATTATCCATCTCATCGCCAAGACGACCGGCCATAACGGTAGATAATTCATCCATTGTTTCTTTGAGTTCTTGTTCGCGTTGTTTAAGCCAGCGTTCCTCATCGCCCAGCCCAGCCATTGCTTTTGCGTTAGCCTCGATAGATTGAACTCTATCATCAAGTGTTCTATCCGATTCGGCGACCGCGTCGGATGTTTCGCCCGTTTTCTGAGCTAACCATTGTTCTGCATCGGCAGCCGACATTGTTGTCCAGGTATATTCGTTAATAATTCTGTTAGCTTCTTGACGGGTAATCTTTCCGTCCTCAACAGCCTGATTAATTTTCAACTCCACATCAATTGCATAAACAAGACTGTTGACCCATTCAGCGACTTTATCAATTCCTTTTTGTAATTCAGGCAGGAATACAGAGCCAATTGTTTCAGCCAAATTACCAATAGAGGTTTTTAACTTATTTACCGATCCAGTATAAGTATCCCCCATTGCTTCAGCCGCGCCGCCAAATTCAGTTTCCAGTTCGCCAAGGATAAGCGCCTGAGCCTCGTACATCTTGTTTTGTTCAACGAGGACTTTTACCTGTTCTTTTTGTTGATCGGTAAGTCTCACCCCTACGCGTTGTAAAGCTGTGACCCCGGAAATTGGGTCATTGAGCGCCTTACCTATTTGAATTATGGATGATTGCAAATCCTGACCAAGAGCGGCTGAAAGATTAAGCGCCGCCTCCATAGCCTGTGGAAAAACATCTTTGCTCACGTTGGTAAAAGTGAGCATCACCGCCTCTTGCCTGACGATTAACTCATCATCCACCCCGGATAATTTTGATAGATTAGTAGCTAAATCATTTAATTCATCGGCGCTCATGCCAGCCGCGCCCGCGGTAGATTCTAATACCGCGTTTAGTTGTGCCTGAACAACTTCGGCTTCAGCCGCGGCATCGATGACGTAATCAATGGCTTTGACCGCAGCGCCTAATGTCAAATAGCCCGCTGCCAAACCAACAATACTTGACCCAAGTCCATCAAACATCCCCCCGGCTTCTTTCGCGGTTTTGCCGGTTTTGCCAAGTGATTTATCAACCTTCCCCAGTTCGGTAACGACTTGACCGCTATTCGATTTCAGGAGGATTTCAATCAGGTTCGCCATTATTTAGCCATTAATCCTTCTTTGGATAGCCACAAAATTAATTTCTGTTCATCCTGACTTGCCTTTCCGCGCTTCCATTTCAGGATAATAGAATAAACACGGTCAAGAAATTCATTCTCAATCGTGTCTTTGTAGTCTTGATCGTTCATTCCGCCTGGTTTTGGTGGCATATTCCACCTACGGCAACGATAGAAATGAGCTAATTTGGGAGGCAGGTTGCCTTTGCCCTTAGCGGCTAGTACCGCCTCCCTGATTAGTTTTTTGATACCAAATCAAGCTCAGTCCGCCATGTAATTGCGTGAGAGCCAACATATTCTACAATGCGGGCGATCTTGTTCATGTCGGTGTCTTCGCCTTGAATTGTATCCAGCGCAACTTTATAATCCGGGAATGACTCGCATTGCCAATCGGATATAATAGTTTTAGCGGTTTCCCAAAGTTTCAGGAATGTTGGCTTCCCGATCATTTCATTGAGTTTGCTATCAAATACCAATATCTGATAGACGGTCGGCTTGTCTGGAAAGGTAAAAGATAAACCTAATTTATCGTTTTCTAATTTTGCCATGATTAGGTTGCCACCGTGGACAAGGTTACTTCACCGGAAGGAACAAGGGTCGCAGTGACGGAAACAGGATCGGCGTTGCCAGAACTAAGCGTCCACTTCAAATCCTGCAACCGGAATTCTCCCGATAGCATATCCGAACCGATGTTCTTGTCTGGTGCATAAACCGTGCAAGTTCTCAGATTCGGGGCTGAAGAGAAGAACCAATTTTTTAAGATGTGCCAGGCTTCATCGGTTGTGGTTGAATAGACGATCATCAGAGTCCAGACGCAATCCTTGCCACATTCTTGACGCCGCGCCCAACGCGTTTGAAATGTGCGCAATTCGCCGATCACTTTCGAGAACGATAGATCGACGCTGTTCGAAGAGCCTGAAATATCTTTTGCGACACCGGCGAGATTATCCAGCCAAACACTCACATCGCAGGCAGTGATATCAGTTGTAGTTTGTGCCATTTTTTATCTCCTGACAGAAGATCAATTTTTACACCCTCAGCCTTCTTTTGGAGGGGTTGCCATCCAACGCAATATTTCAGCTTTCCAGGCCTCAATCGTGTCGGGTTTTGTTTTCATCTTGACCGCCAATTCATCGTTTGGTGCGTCAAGGAATTCCACAGTTGACATATTTTTTACTTTCGCCGCCCTTATTTTCCATCCTGGTATAACTTCAAGAGGAGGAAAAGAAACCTCTGCTATGCGTCCCATTTCGGCCAATATCGTTACCGCTTTGGGGGATAACCTGCTTTCTTTGAAAACGATACCATTGGCAATGATATTGTTATGACCTGCATTCAAATCTTCAAGCGCGCGATAGTAAGTCATTAGTACACCCTCAATACAATCGTGAACCTTGCGCCCATATACTTGACCGATTCATCGGCATAACCAAATACCACGCGTTGCCATGACCAGTGAAAATTCTTTATACCCACCAATCCAAATAGTGGTAAATGGTTTTGCGATTCAATAATATCTGTCAACTCATCAATCCCGGTTACTAATTGCGCCATGTCCTCATTGAGTTGCGATCTTTGGCGGGCATAATAATCAACAAAAATGGTTTGTGATGTTTGGCGACATCCACCCTGAAACGTTGTCCTATCTGTGGCGTATTGAGCATCGACATTCGCCCCATCGGGGTATACCTGCAAGCATGGTAGATCATTCATCCCCTCAGTCAATTGATTGTATGACTGAGAATTCTTTATCGAAGCCGCGGCGCTCAGGGTTGCTTCAACCGCGTTAAGCATTTGAGCGAGTGATATACTAGCCATTGGCTTTCTTCGCAACCTCATTGGCAGCGCGATCAAAGCGCCGAATGATGTAATCCATCGCCTGTTCGAGTGCGCGTTGCAGATACTTTCTCGGTTTCATAAATTTGGTTCCCAATTCAACGTAAGGCGCATATTTCACGTTGCTACCCACAATTCCGGTAACGGTCTCTTTCATCGATGCTACTGACGGGGTAATTGAAGCTCTCAGACGCCCTGTATCGACGGGCGCATTTATCTTTGCGTTGCGAGTAACCAATAATGTCGAATCTCGCATGGCGTTTAGGATAGGTTCGCCTTGAAGATCGCGCACCGCTCGTTCAAGATTTCTTTGCGCTTCTTTGAGTCCTCTTACTTCGAATTTTACAGATGCATTTGTCGGCATATTGTTAACCAAAAAGCCCGCTAGAATAAGCGGGCTATCTAAGGCAGCTAATTAATTTGCGTTCCCAAATGGGAAGGCTTTTAGGTTTGGTTTATTATACTATGATTTGAATTCATTGCTACGAGCCTGCCAACATCGGACGGTAATATCTTGATTCGAGTAACATCGTTTCGATGTCTGGGTCTAATTTCTTTGCAAACATCATCAAACCCATTTCTGTGCTTGCCAAAGTATCCGCCCATGCGGATTGTGCTTTCTTAAACCAGCGCGAAGCCTGGGCGATGTTAGCCTCTTTGATGAGTGTCGGGGCAGTAACGGAATACCCCCATTTGGCGGTTACTCGCACCATCGGCACATTGCGCACCGAATCATTATCTGGTCTAAATCCGCCACGAGTGGTAAATAACCCTGAATTAAACATCGAATGACTTCCATTGGGGTCAATCATAATTCCGGTATAAGGCAGGACGTTATAACTTGGATATTTTGGATCGCCCGCGAATGCAATCCAATCACCATCCCCGGCGAATGCAGTGGTTGGCGTTGTCCAGGCGGTGAATGTAGTATCAGAGGCGCTATCCTTGACCGCGACGGCTGTTATCTCGACGCATTCATCAATCCATTGAAAAGTCTTACCGCTTCCGGGGAAATAGCGCGCGGTGGCAACCGCGATCGCTTCAAAACCGTCTTTGTGATTGAGCAATTGATCAATCAACACTTTCGCCGCGTCGAGCATGTCACCAAGGACTGTATCTCTTGCTGCGTCAGCAGACTTAATGTCTGTTCTTGCTTTCAGTTCTGCGACAGTACCATAAGCCATGTCAACCTCCGCTTGTGCATTTCATGAAGTACATAAACGCAGGGATGGTTCCAAAGATTATACAAAGGAAATAAATAATACACATTACAAATAAAATGTTATCTAAAATAGTGATTGTTTTTTTATTCATGCCAGCCTCTTTCCTTGCAATTCCCTGAGTAATTCACCCGGGAATTTCCTCCAATCGTATTCACCTGGTCTTGTGCCATGTCCGCCAACTGCGTTTATATACTTCAAGGGCGGATTTTTGGTTCCAAGAATAAACCCGGTAAATTCTCCCGACTCTCTCGCGGCGATAACTCTCTTTGTGCCTTCTTTCTCGAATTGCCATGCATTCTCACCGGGGTCTAAAAATCTCAAAAGGAAATCCTTGCGCCAAATCGCGGCTTGTATTGATGTCTGCCAGGGTGTTTCATCGCCGCTCGTGATAAGTTGAGTCTTTCCAATTGTAGCATAATTTGAATGGTCATAATTCATCCGGTCAAAGCTAAGATCAATCTTTGCTACTTCCGGGTGAAGTTCCATGAATTCCCATAATGATTTTATCTCGTCGGTGTCAACCTTGTCAGTCAGGAAATAATCCTCAAGCATCAACATAATATAATCCGATGAGAAGTCTTTGAGAAATGACATTAATCCGGATGACCACGAGAAATCCGCCTGCTTACCAATCGAAGGTTTGTAGAAATTATCGGGCAATTTCGGAGGGCGAACATCGTAACGCATCACGGTTACAGGTTGCTTATCCGACCAGAATTTATTGAACAGGTAAGCAAATGGAACGAGGCAGTTCACGTAATCGTTGCTGGTCGGTACAACGATCTTGATATTAGCGCCAAGGATATATTTCTCAACCAATTCCTTTGCTTCGGGTGGCACGGCGATAATGACATCCTCATCGGTGGTAACGAAATAACCCTCTGCTTTGAGGCGGTTGATTAAGCGGTGGATATCCGGCCAGTTCTCGACCACTGCCCGACCTGGTAACTCATGCTTGAAACAATGCTCGTCGTCTATCAGAATGATGTGCTTTACGCCACAACGCTCTAGGGCAGTCAATTCTTCGATGATAGGGCATTCTCCCCATGTGCCGGCTGAATCTTCCACATTACCCAACCAGTGCGCATCCAGCCATATCAAAGCGGGTTTCTTGAGTTTTTGCAGGATTTTGGGAAGTTCCTCGCGGCTATCGCCAAACGTCAGGGTGATATTTTTGTGAGGGGCGCATTTCTCGACGGCTTTGTCGTAGTAAGGCTTGAAACCTTCGATTGAATAAACCTTTTTGAAGTTGCAAGCCGCCCATATGGTAGTACCGGCTTTGTATGTGCCGGTCTCGATCAACGTGGTTATGTTGAATTTATCGCGTAATTGAATTGCAAGTTCTGGGGGGATTCCAAGACGAATATTACCCATTTTTTAACCTCGCATAGATATCGCCCCACAGAAGCGGAGCGTTTGAATTTTTCAATGCATCCATTAATTTATCGACTGAATGATAGCCACTGTTATTGTTGGATTTGTAGAATGAAAAGGCGAATTCATAATCACCAATCTCTAATAATCTATTGGCGCATAATCGAACGTCGTCAATGAATTCCCCAGTGAACTCAAAGCATAATTCTTTGACCGGCTTCGATAATCCCTGCAATACCTGTAATTCGCAACCCTCAACATCGATCTTGATGAAGTCCGGCATTCCGAATTCGTCAATGAGTTTATCAAGGGTAGTGACCATAACTTTCTGTTCGTTATTCCATTGGTAGTTTGCAAAGCGACCTTGCCGCCATTTCTCAGGATTCATGGTTGCCAACCAAGGGACGGATGAAAGATAAATTATACCTATGCCTTCAAAATCGCTCACCGCTTTACCAATAACCGTTACCTCTGGATGAAGCATGTATTTACCGATAAGATTTCCCATGCGCCCAATCTGAGGTTCGACGGCAATAACCCGCGCGCCCATCGCAATATATTTATCGGTATATTCTCCGTCGAGAGCGCCAATGTCAAAAACGAGGTCATATTTGTTCATGGTAATTGACCCACTGATGCGGTAAAATCCTTGCTTATTTCCGCTGTAGTTACGGTTATAGTCAATTTCGTTTCTGGTATTGTTTGGAATTCGCCACAAATATGATCGCAATGAACATAAGGATTTCCGCCATTAATTACTGGCGGATATCTAAAACAATTTGCAATTTCATCATTGGGATTTCCGTAATATTTACAATTCTTGCATTTCTCATCCATGCTAAAATCCTTTCGGCAAGCAAACAAAGCAATTCCAACCCTCAACCTTGCTTACTTCGTGGTCTCTGAGGATTGTCTTTATCTCATCCAGTCTAATGAACTGTTTAGGATCGTGATCAAATTCAGGAGTTCCAATAAACCATTTTGCGTCATCAATGATGATAACATGCCCGATCTGAATTTGACGAATGGCAAGTAGCTCATCTTTCAATGGACATTGATCGTCATTTATCCACCCCTGTTTGGTATATCCGAAAAGATGAGCATCAAGGTAAATCAAAGCAGGCTTGCGAACATCGCGCAAGATGGTAAAGAGAAGGTCGCGGCTATCGCCCAAATGCAGTTTTATATTCTCGAATTTATAGGTTGCGCCCATGACTTTTTGATAACGGCGCGGATCCTTTTCAATGCTGATTACACTCTTGAATTTCTCAGCCGCCCATAGGCAAGATTCGCCGCGATAGGTTCCTGTTTCCAGGAAGGTTTCAAGGTTATATTTATCGCGTAGTTGTAAAGCGAGTTCTCGGTTTAGTCCAGTTTGATCTTCCATCACTCCTCCGGCATTTCTTGTGCTGCATGCATATTCGCCTCAACCATATCCTTCTCGTTGCGGCTATCAATTTCATGATTCCAACTTCCCCACTTCTCGCCCCATAATCGCCAATCGTTTTTAATCTTGCCTCGTATGGATGGGTCTTTATCTTTCACCGGCGAAGGCGCGTCATAGTGTTTTATGTATCCGCCAGTTTTGAGTTCCTCCACACGGTATCCCATTTTCCATATCGACATTGCCAGATGACTATCGCCGCAATAGTGATAGAAACCGTCAAACCAACCGGCGCGCTCGCCTAACTCACGACGCAAGACACCAAAACATGCAAAGAGATATTTCTTCGATGGACTTCCCGCTGTGCAATAGGCGACCATGCGAGGCATTCCTGGATTTTCGTAAGGAATAGCGACCATGCCGATGTTCGGGTTATTGTCCAGCATTTCGACGGACTGAGCGAGGGCATCGTTTTCTACTGTAACATCATCATTTAGGAATGCGACGTATTTCCCGCGGGCGCGCGCGAAGCCTTTATTATAAGCATCGACGCATCCCAAGAGACCGCCTTGGTCAATTAGAATGACATCCTTCAAGTCTCTCAGATAAGAAACAGTTCCATCAGTAGAACCGCCGTCCACGATAATATACTCAACATCAAGTTTACTTTTGTAAAGGTCAGCAATTGCTGTACTTTGCTCTAATATTCTCAAATAGAATAGCCGGTTATAAGTCCCGAATACTATGCTGAGGTCAATCATCTAATTTTCTCCATCTCGACTTTCGGAGGATATTTATCGGGATTTTCATGATCGTAATCATCTGGCTCCACGCATCTTATTTCTTCTGGCAATTTCAACATTTCTTCAAGTGATTGCCTTACAATTGCTAATTCGTTTTCTGAATAATCACCCTTATACAAATCGAAATTATCTAAGCACCATTGAATGCTTTCGGTATCAAAATTTTCATCCTCCCAAACTATATGCGCCGGCCCAAAATGAAGCGGAATAAAATCCCCGTTAAAGGCATTTGCGTGTTTTTTATATAATTCCGCAACCGGTTTAGACCATCCCCAATGACAATACCAACATATGCTCATTAGAATATTCCCAGGAATTTCTTGCGAGGCGGTAATAGAATTCTTTTTAATTCTTCCTCAATATCTTCATCCCGCAATAGCGGATAAGGCAAGTGATTTTCGTGTTTTGCATCTTGTCTGAATTGCCATAAATAAACCCATAATCCTCGACGCATTTCTGCATCATCCAAACATTGTTTTGCCTCATATTCATTCATTTGTACAAATTCTCCCTTGACCATTCAATAGTTTGCGTCAATCCTTCATCAATCCCGACCCATTCGCTTTTCGGGAATTCACTCTCGATCAATTCTGTGCTGAGTTGTAAATCATCAGGCGTACCAGCCACGCCGCCGCTATCATCTTCGGGAACGATAACCGGCACGTGCGCAATCTCGCCGATCTTTTCGGCTAATTCAAAGATGGATAAACTTGATTTCCCGGAAAGGTTGTAGACCTTCTGAGTGCCATAAAGCAGAACATTGAATAGCATTTCTATTCCATCGGTCATATAGCAGAATGTGCGCTTGACATTGCCGGCGTCCATCATTTTGATTTCGCCTTGCGTCAAAGCGCGTTCGATGAATTGCGCCCATGATCGTTTATCGCCGCGCTTTATTCCTGGGCCATAAGTGATACCAGGTCTAACCGCAACAGTTGAAATACCGCGATTGTTATAGAGATAAGTTATCGCCTCGCCAAATCGCTTGCCTTCGATGTAGCACGCCCGCGGGTGATAAGGCGAGATTGACCCGGTATCTTGTTCTCGATAAGGCGGGGTCGCTGGGCTATCGCAGTAGACCTCAGACGACGAGATATACAGAAAGCGCCCTCCGACGTTGCACTTTTCGAGTAGATTCATCAGCCCATAAGTCGAAGCGCGCAAAGCCATGAGTGGTTCGGACAAAAACCGCAATGGTTGAGCATAAGCCGCGGCGGAAATGATAATATCGGCATTGGGCAGCATGGCACAATCGTTATCGTTGGCAAGGTTGGCATAATGGACAACGGTCGGGGGATATTTATTTCCGCCTACGCCAATACCCAATTTACTTTTCACTTGAACATGAAGCTCGATATCAACGCCAAAGTCATCGCGTGCAAGTTGTAAAGCGGAAACGATATGAGTGCCAAGTAATCCAGACGCGCCAGTGACAAGAATGACCTTACCGTCGAGCGGACTCATGTCAACTTCGACATTAACATTGACGGCGATTTCGTTGATTATGTTATTTTTTGCATCCATCGATTATTTCCTTATAAAGATCACGATCATAAACACAAAACAGATAAAGTTTTTTAGATTTCAATCCCCAAGCGATATTTCTTAATATCTTAAAGAATAATCCACCACGAGTTTGCTTTACAAATCGAGGAATTAGATAACCGCCCTCTTTACTACCATCTGTTTCGGATGGAGGGTTATGCAATCGCCTCACCCATTGGAAATAATCATCCTTTGTCATTTAAAAACTCCTCAATCTGTTTGCGAATACCTTCCACGGATAATCCCGTTATCTGGTCTATATCTGATATTTTACCGTATTCATGGATAAATTGGCGGGGAACGCCGATATTTAGAATGCGAATGGGGTGATTAACCGCTTTGATAACTTCGTTGCAAAGGACAGGGTAATAAGGCTCGATGATAATAACATTTATTAGTTCCTCACCTAACTGAAAATTGAAATCATAATCAATTGGTATTATGTTTGAATAAAGAATATTAAATCTTTTATTATTAGCTTCTAGCGCCTTATCCAATATATTCCCGACAGCAATAATTATCGTTTTCCATTCGTCTGGATTTTGCATGAATAAATATATGGGTGTGCATGTGTCTGAATTTGATGTTTCTCCCAACCTGAAGTAATAAGGCTCATCATCATTAATCGCTTCTTTCAAAAGATAATCCAACTCCAACGGATGACCTGGTATGCAGATATTAATCCCAGGCACGTTATACATCAGCGCGACATCGGCGGGTGAATGATGAGTGGCGCCATAAGCCGCGTAGTCATACGAGCCACCACAACCCACCAAGATAACCTTGCGCCCTTGATATCCTATGTCTATCTTGATCTGTTCATAGGCGCGCTCAACAAGGAATGGGGATATCGTGTGAACGATAGGAATAAATCCCTCTTTCGCCAATCCAGCCGCCATGCTAATCATCGCCTGCTCACTTATCCCGACGTTGTAAATTCTCTTAGGATAGGCTTGAAATACATCCCGGAATGAATATTCCCCGATATCGCCAAGGATAACAACGATGCGGGGATCGGTTGCCATTATCGATTTTACAGTTTCGACAAATTGTTTACGCATTAATAGGGTATTCCTTCCCTCTCTATCTCGGTCATCAATTGCTTATGAAACTCTTTTATTTCTGCAGGCTCCAAATGAGACGTACCGACAAGCGCCTGAGTATCGTTGCGCGGCCCCTTGAACCAATATTCTTCCGGGAACGCCTCAGTCCAATAAACGTCGTAAGTTCCTTTTGGCGCTCTGGTTATCGGCGTACCCGGAAATGGGATAAGCGTATTGATATCGACTCTGTCCGGTCTATTTTCCAATATCCAGCGCCGCGTGGTTTCAAGCGTTTCGCGCGTCTCACCCGGTAAGCCAAGGATAATACTCGCCTTGAATTTGATACCCAATTGCTTGCACCAATTCAGTACCATGGTATCCTGCTCGATGGTCGTGCCTTTATTGATATTATCTTTGATCTGGTTATCAGCCGATTCGACGCCTGCCAATACTTCGATGAGACCCGATTGCGCCATTTCCTTGAGGTAATAAAAACCGCCTTGTTTGATAATGACATCCGTGCGCAAGAAGCAGCGATAAATGAGTTTGTATTTCCGGTGCAGTTTCAATATCTTCAGCGTTCGCTCTTTGTTGAGGGGAAATATATCGTCATAATACATAACGCCGGTGTGCCCGGTCTCGATAATATCCTGCATTTGCTTCTCGACTAATGCAACCGGATCGTATCGAACGAACTTATCCCAAATGACACCGGCGCGACCCGATTCGCAAATCGTACACGCCATTGGGCAGCCGCGAGAAGTGAATAGCGTTGTGGTTACATGCTTATTTCCGCTGTGATCTATGAGGTACGAATGATATTTATCGCTCCACCTACGAACGGGAGGCAATACCCAATCCAATGCTCCCGGCGTTGGCGGTTGATGAATTATCTTTGGGCTATCATGGCTTAGAAGAAATTCAACCGTTTTGGGATGATCGCCCTCGCCCGCGAATACCTGACTGAAACCCAATTGATCAACATCGCGAATACCAGACCATGGAGCCGCCCCTCCAAATATCGTCTTGGTTTTTTGCCAGTCTTTTACTTTCGCGGCGATTATGCGAACCTCATGCATTTGCGAACTGGTCGCACTTAACCACAATTGATCGTAATCCCCATCGTTTGGTAATTCGTCTACTGATAAATCGTAATAATCGCAATGATGACCTAACGCCTCTATTTGCGCCGCAAGATACCATAAGCCAAGAGGGGGATATACCATCGGGTCTATTAGAAATATCGAGCGGGGAAATACTAAGGCGATGTTCATTTGAATAACTTGCTCAATTCTTTGCAGGTTAATTCTAGAACTGGATTCAAAATTTGTCGCTTCACTTCTTGGGAGCATTCACTCAGATTTTCTAGCGCATCAATAAATTCCACTCCAATGATATGCGCTAAATTATCTGAGTAAATTAATAATACAAAACATACAAAGTAAATAAACAGCCACGAGAATACGAACGCTAACAAATATATTATCCAGCCCATGCCTCAATCTCCTCTCTTTCAAGGCGATTTTCTTCCCTATCCAATTGTTTAGAGACATTTATAAATGCCTCCGCTAATCCATCGAACTTCATTTCCTCCTCGATTGTCTCAAGTATCAATTCTTGCGCTTTCGCGTGTTGTTCTTCGCCCAATAATTGATTTATATAGTCAACTTGGTTTAGTGAAAAATTCACCCCCAACCGCGCCAATGGATGAACCTTATAAACCTTATGCTCACCCGTAAAACGATTAATTTGTTTGCGGTAATTGCCAATGCGTTTCTGCTTATAAATCAGGTGATACCAAAACATATGCCATTTCCAATAAATGATTTCCTTCAATCTGCCCATATCCCTATCTCCTCTTTTATCTTTTCCAATTCATCCCATTTCGGCGCGCGTCTATGCCATTCGCCAGGATTTTCCTCGAACGTCTTGCAACCTTTACCTTTGACCGTGTTGAATATAATCGCCATTGGACCGATCGGTGCATAAAACGCCTTATAAATCGCTTCATGATCGTGTCCGTCAGCCGTGCGCGTAAACCATCCAAACGCAAGGAATTTATCCAATAGATTGTCGTCTGGATGAGTCTTATTGTAGTCAACCATCAAGGTGATATTCAGACCGTAATCAGTAGCAATGCGCGATGCTTCCCAAACAGACCCCTCTTGGCATTCTCCGTCGCCAACTAGGATATAAATCCGCCCGTTACCGCCATTGATTTTATGCGCCAATGCCATGCCGCAACCTACAGCGACACCATGACCAAGCGATCCTGTTGACGCTTCAACGCCAGGAACCATTAGGCAATCGGGATGACCGCCTAATTTGCTTTGAGGCATAGCAAAATTATTTAGTTCGGCGAAACTGATTTTCCCTTTATGAGCAAGCACCGCATAGAGGGCAAGCGCGCCATGACCTTTACTGAGAATGAAATGGTCGCGAGGCTTCAGGACGCGGTCATACAAAACCCACAAGATATCGAGAATGGAGAAAGCTGAAGGTATATGACCTTCGCCGCTTTTGAGGGTGGCTTCAAGAATGTTGAGGCGCAATTCGGTTGTGTTCATTTTTCGATCATAGCCTTTCGAATCTCATTAGCCCAATTTTTAAAATTAGATTCATCTGAATTGGATATCGCCACGACTATATCAAAAATGGTTTGCTTATAACTTTGGATTACACAATATAAACGATTAGCGACAGAAATCCCAATGGCGGCTGCTAGTGTATATCCGATTATGAAACCAATTATCAAGGCGACCGTAATATCGAATCTAATCATATTATTTCACCTTAACTGGTTCAGAATAAAATACAATATTTGGCGAACTGATTATTTTTTTCAATGAAATGACGAAACTATCAATACCGATTTTTCCGCCCGATATTGTCTCTAAGTCTCTACCAGTTTTGATAATCTGCATAACATTTTCATCGGATAGACCAATTCCCATATTGCTTATAAAATCATTTTTGATAGATTCAATCAATTCGCTATCGTTCATTTTTCACCAATACCCAACTAACTCAAGCGCGATTACCGCTCCGGTAAGCATTCCTGCCAGGGCGATAAATAAAATTGCCAATAAGTTTTTAGTTTCTTCTGTCATATCCCAAACTCCTCTTTAAATACTCCTCTTAATTCTCGCGCCCGTATCGCCCAGGTGTGATTATTCACGACAAGATTATAACCTTCCTGGGCTATTCTTTGATATAAATCACCTATGAATAAATCCTCTATGATTCCCGGTAGTTCTTCCTTTGCCTCAAATTCTACATAATGCAAAAGAGACGATCTTTTATCGCTCTCGACACACGGCAAAGTACGCGTCACAACACATGCCCCGCAAGCCATAGCATCAAATATACGGTGTGTCTTATTTATCGGCGTGCGCGACCAATTCACAACGATCTTGGCGCGACCCATTCCTTCAGCGTATTCAGGCAATCCAGCAATGCCGCTCTTGTAAGATAATCCAGCCTGTTTGCAGTATTCGCCCAACATCACGCGGATTGCCGATCTTTCATCGCCTCCCGGAAGTCCACCAGTACCGCCGCCTGAACACATGAACGAGATATCCAAAGTCTTTTCAAGTGGCTTGAATACATGATCGTTCACGCAAGACGATGACTGCCTGACTGGTTTCCCGGTTGACTTGAAACGTTCTATTTTGTCGTGGTCAAGCAATACTAAATCGGCAACGCGGGCGCGCGCGAGTCGATCCTGATAATGCCTTTCTGTGAGCGTGCTATCAAACACGAGATAAACCACCGGCGCGCCGGGTCCAATGATTTCGAGCGGCTTGCCACCGTCCTCGATGAATATGACATCGAAGTTCTTGAATTTGTCGCGCTCGATATTATCACCAGCTACAAAATGCTCCCATTCGAATTCCGGTACGGCGTAGGAGAAATATCCCATATTGCGGTTTTCGCGCTCGAAGCAACCGGCGCGATTTTTTACAAAGAAGGCGACTCGTAAAGGTTTCAATTTATCCTCTTGGTTCGCAAGTATCGTGATGCTATTAAATTTTTCTCTTTACATTTTGCATTTATAACTTCAGCGGTTTTTCTTGCAATATTTTCCAATTCCAAATCAGTAAACGATGTATCGATATTCATGACAATATCATTTGGTTTGATATCCGTTACTGGAATATCATAAATAAATGACCTGACCGCGCCGCATGATTTACAAGTCTCATCGGCTTTCTTATTTGGGCGACCGCAAAAATCACATTTCCATTCGGAGGATGACTTCTTGTCTTTGGTGATTTCTAAATATTCGTTTCTTGTAGATTGCAACATCGCACTATTGCCAATCATTTCGATATCAACTTTTACCCGTTCGTTGAGCATCGTTTGAACATCTATTTGCGTAACACAAGACGAAATGTCGAAGGTTGTACCATCTTCGGCTTGAATAATACACTTTACCTTTTTACCCAATATTCCTATCATTATTTATCTTCTTCTTTCTTTCCTGGTATCGGCAATTCAATCTCAGTCCCCAATTCCTTCTGCAACTCATTCAGCGCGACCCAACACGCCATCATTTTCTTTTTTAGCTTTTCCTTCACAAAGTCAAACGCCGGGACAGGATTATCGTACTCATATCGCAATCTCGACAGTTTTTCTTCGAGAAGCGAGACGCATAATTTCATGGTGTTTTTGCTGGTCATATCTCTCCTAATATTCCTATCGGTTCAGGATAATTCTTCACTGGCACCAAAATGAATATGACTTTCAGAGTATCGGGAGGGATATCAAATCCCGATGACACTTCGATTTTATCCACAAAATATTCAATCCCTTCGACAGTGACAGGACTTCTCTTATAAAAAGCCTCTTTATATTCAAAGAGAATAGATTGATTATCTGGCGTGATAAATTCGGTTTTGGTAATCGTTTCGCGGTTTGTCATATTGCCTCAATTATAATTCTGTTCGCAGTGGCGCGCCGCATTGTTCACATGACTTTTCCCAACTATCAAACGGAGTTCCGCAGTGATCACAACTGCAAGGTTGTTTTGATGACTCTACTATCATAGATGGAAATACAAAGCCCTCTTCTCCTATATCTTCCTCTGGTATATATCTCCGATCATGTTTTGGCCATATATCAAAAGATTTCTGCAATCTTGAAGTATCCTTGAAATCAGGACACTCAAACCAATAAGCATATTTAGGCCTTCCAGTATTGATATTATATTGGCACAATACCTTCTCGACCTCTACAAGTTGCTTGCCGCAATGGGCACAATAAAATTTATTTTTAGTCATCTTTTATCATTCTCCTTTTTATTATATTCTCATTTGAGCGTTTTCTCAAATTCCTTCACCGCTTCCCATGCGCCGGGATCGTCTGAGCGATGGTGAATCATTCCGCGCCAACGTCGCGCCATTAATGGATAATGCAAAATCCCCGCCGAACGCTCCGCGGGATCGTAACGAGTTATCGTATTCCATTCATTCCCTAACACGTATATTTTCAATGGATGCATAAATAGCGCCCGGAGTAACGCCGCCTGGTCGCGCTTCCCGTATCTCTGCCATTCTTCATGCCATGCGTTGAAAAATGCCTTTGTTCGTTTATTCCTTTGAAATGCAAACACGCCGCCATTGAGTTGGATAAGTTCATCGGTTCCAATCTGCCTGAATGTATAATCGCATTCGTCTCTATTGTCCGATCTTGCCATTTCTCTCGCGGTGTGAAAACGCCCGGGATTTTTGCAGATAACCATATCCCAACCGTCTTCAAGCGCCTGATAAAGAAAAGAAATATCCGCAATGATTTCGGTATCCGAATCCAAGTATAAAATAAATTGCCAGTTTTTAGGCGCAAGATCATAGATATTCGTCTTTGCACTCCGCGCGCCGATATCTTCATCGGGGAATTCAATAAAGATATCCTCAACACCCAAAGTTTCAGACGATGCAAGCGCAACCGGGATATCACGCATATGTCCTTTGAAACTCTCGATAGCCGCCTTCGCGCAATCTCTTGCGGGTTTACCATAAGCCACATAGAACGCACCACGACCGCCGTGTCTGTCACTTTCAAGCCCTGTTTCCCCGGTCGCGGCTTTGGTTTGCGCTTTTCCATTCCCGAATAATCTCTCGAATCCCTTGATGTGCGAATCGCACCATGCTTCAGGAGTATACTTTGATACCGCGCCGCGAAGTTCTTCCCGGTCGTGTTTGCCAAAATCTTTCACGGATTGATTGACTGTTTTTAGAAGATCCATTTTATCGCCGCACTTGAAGCGATAGATACCCTTGATGTCTTCTAACTCATCCAACATTCCTACACCGCGCGGGACGATTATCGGTATTCCGCAGGCGAGAGCTTCGAGAGGTGGAATTGGGATACCCTCAATCAGGCTGGTACACAAATAAGCATCCAGGGAATTGTAAAACGCGGGCAATCCGTCAAGTTGGCGGTTGATGTGTCTGATAGGCCAGCCGTCGCCGGAAGCTACAAACTCTACTTCACCGTCAAGATCGTATGCGAGTTGCGCAAGTATCTTTTCTCCTTTGCGCCCTGTTTTGCGGTCTACAAATCCGCTCACTCCGATTATAGGCTTATCATGTTTTGGATTATCGCGAATGGTGAATACCCTCTGGTCAATCGGAGGGGTGACTTTTATCATTTCGCCGGTGATAAATTGAGTGTATTGATCGGCGGTGTACGTCTTGATGTCAATCAATGGTTCGGCTGTTTCCCACCAGAATTTTTTATAAGTGATATCCGGCTCGTAATGGCTGAAGTATGCCGCCAGTTTTGTCTTGCGCCAATCGGTGAAGTTTTGAGCGAAGTCAATATAGACGATGAAATAATTCAGGTTGGCTCCATCCCAGGGTTTATCAGATATTGACCAGCCCGTACCATCTGCCAACATTTGAGCGAGGCGGGGAAGTATGCGGTCTGTGCCTAAATCAGGGGTGATTATGTGGACTTTCATTGCCCTTTAATTCCTCGCCTTCGATTTTCTTCTTTGATATATTCAAATTGGTGGCGTTCCCAATCGTCAATTATTTTAAGAATAAGTTTTTGCGCTTTGAGAATCTTGCCACGTTTCAATAATTTTTTGATTTTCTTCTGTTGTTTATTTGTCGCATAAATTCCAATTCTCGATAAGGCGCGCCAATCAACCTCAAGCATTGGTTTTTGCTCAATCACAACACCTTCGATTTCACAGATAACTTTGTTTTTCATTTCGGCGTTTCGTTCAAGAAGGCTTTCATCTTATCCAATAAAGATTGCATCTCGTTGGTTCTGAATTTGGCTTCATAAAATGCCTGGATAGCGCCAAAGACGCCTGAGAAATTTATGGACAAATCAATTATCTCTCGATTTTCCCTTCCGAAATTCCAATGGATTTCCTGTTCTGTCTTTCCCTCCAACGAATAAGCCAAATTCTTTAATTCGATCCATTCTTCTCGGGTTAATTCAACGACACGACCCTCTTGAATTGTTGTAGATAATATTTTCATTCTTGCCTCATTTCCTTGACCAATCGCACAAATTCAAATAAATATTCCGTAGTCTTTCGTTCGGAATAGGCAGCATTTTTTGATTACCACAATAACGATATGAATACCACCACTGGAATTCAAATAGTAATCTCGAAACGATGTGCTTGAATAACTTCATCCTCTTATCTTCCTCAGCGCCTCTTTTGCAATAAGCGCCGGACAATTCTTAGAGCAGATTCCAGGGTGATTGTGAATTACCGAAATGCGGTCAAGGGCAGCGATTGCGATTATACAATGATCGAGATTTATCACTGGCGTTCCTTCTCCGGCGTATAGTCCCGATTCAGAACCTTGGGGCAATAACGTCGTTTTTAGACCTGTATCTTTACCCTCACCATCGATAACTACACCTTTGGGAATGTTTATCGGAAGCGCCTCATTGCTAAGATCAATTGTACCTGCTGGAAGATGCACAATATCACCCTCTCTTGCGTTCTCGATCTGTTCCTTGACTGTTTGTCTTGGTTTTCCTGCCATTAGTTATTCCTCAACTTCCCAAATATATGCGACACCAATCTACCCCCGTTGTAATCCTTACCTAATATCCACAACTTGACCGGCGCGCGCTTCAATGCTCTCAATAATGCCGCCTGGTCTTGATCTTGCCACCTAAGCCATTCCTCGCGCCAACACTCGAATAGCCTACGCGTTGCCTCGCATTTCCTGACGAACATTACACCGGCTTGTAATTGGATAGGTTGGCAGCAATAATCAAGCATGGTTTTTTCGCGTTCTTCTTCTCCAACATGCCAACACCAATCCTTGTCCTGGTTATCGGAGGCGGTTATAGCCATTTCCCAGCCGTCATCCAGGATATCAAAGCCATGTTGAAGGCTGCCACGAATGCGGGTGTCCGCGTCGAGGTATACAAACTGATCGAATTGAATAACATCCATTAAACTGACCTTTGAAAATCTGGATGTTTGCATCTTGTTATGAATAAAATCATTTTCTCCCTTATAAATCATTGTCTTGATATTGTTGAATTTCCTGAATGTCTCAATACTCATCCGCGCCTCTTCAAGCGCCTTCTCCCCAATTGCAATATAGACCGCGCCGCGATTATCTGTCATGATCTCTCGAATATGTGCCAAGTTAAGCTTTCGTATTCTTTTTCCTGGATAACGGTTGCTATGAACTTCAACCCATTAAACTGAAACGGTTGTCCAGTGCCTATTATTAAAAACTTTCTTAATTCATTAGGTTCGTCAACATCAACAATAGCAAAAATACAAAACGAATCATCTATAAATTGTGCGGATAAAATAACGGAATCTTTCGGTAGCATAACCTCGCGTTCGCCAACAGCATTAATCAATATCTTCATAATCTTTTTCATAATTTCTCCCTATCTGACATTTAAGTGTGTCCAACTTATCGGCAGCGCCAATATGAGCGGCTTGATTTTATACAGATTTCTCAGGAACGCCAGCTTTTCATCTGCCCCGTTGCGCATTTCCTCAGTCCACGATTCGATGAGATATTGCGTCTCGCGGGTAGTCTTAACGAACATCAGGCGAGTATCATACATAGGCACACGCAAATCACGAATGATCGCCGCTGTCTTGTTGCGTTCTTCTTCGCTGGCAACATTGGCGGCAAGCGTATCGTAATCGAATAAGGGAACCGCCATTTCCCATGTCTGCAAGAGAAGCAATCCGACCGCTATTTTCTCGACTGCAATAGTTAAGTCGGTATTCCAAATGACCGTATATTGAAATGGCAGATTTATAATCCCATAGATTATTTCAACTTCCGTTTTTATTGGCTCTAAGATTTTATGCCCTTTGTTTTCATCCCCTATCACGAGAATTCCCGATCCGGGCGATAGATCGAATTCCTTATACGCCGATTTACCCGGCAATATCGCATCCCCTTGAGATATCCATAATAATGCTTGTTGTTTCCCGACATTCACCCAGTCGCCGGGGTTTCTGGAAATTTCCTTACCATTTTCAAGAATACGTTTACAAGATTTTAATTGTATCCACATTGTCCCTTTCGCCTTCCTTTCCTAGAACCGAAATGGGGTAATGACATTATATCATTACCCCAATCGGAAAGGAAGGGATATTTGCGCCCCTAAGACGCCATAGTAGATTAGTCGGTTACAGAGTCGACTAATGTGGTTGGTACAGGTTTGAAGCGAGGCTCCAGACCCAAAACCAAAACGCTGAAGATATCGGAGGCTTGACCGGCTGGCGTGAGTTCGACATTGATGCAATCGTAATGATCGTCAACGTCGCATTCCTCGGTACGGATTTCGATAATTGAAACCGTGTTGTTATCCGTGGTTCCAACGAGAGCCAAATCCTTGCCGCCTGCATCGAACGTTTGCGCGCCCGCGCCCGCGGTTGTAGTGGCTTCCTCGATATCGATGTCCAGGTTTCCGGCGAGTGTGCCGCAATGGATTATGATCGCTGCTCGGTGATAGTTGGCGAGAGACACATAGCCGGTGTTTTGTTCAGTAGTGTAAGCAGCCGGGTTGATTACCGCCAATACTGCAGCGCCTTCAGAAAATCGTTGAGTGTATTCCATGAGATTACTCCTATCAATATCGGGCAGGTTTTTACGCCTGCCCTTTATTGTGATTAGATTCTGTTAACTTGACTTTGCGCCCAAAATCACGAAAGGACTTATCATTGTTGTACCATCTTCGTAATACAACGGCTGCGATAACCATGGTTGACCGTCTACACGATGGACAGCGCGCCATGAAGTTTTATCATAGCGCCAGAGGTCGTATTGAGTAGATTCAACCGTGGTGGCTTGCCGGTCACCAATCAGGTAGTAACGCCAATCGGCTAGAATGACATCGCCGGGATTGTTACGCAGTGGGCATTTCTCGGTGAACACAACGGGATAGCCAAGTAGAGTGTTTGGTACACCGGCAATTGCATTGCCCCAAATGTACGAAGGATTAGCAGCGGGGCCGTTCAATTGAAGCATTTCAGAGAACAGCGATTGCGAGATAAACCATACACCGCGACCGGAGGGCATGAAGTTTTCCACCATGTTGCACAGGTCGTTATAGGTTGGGTTAGTAGCATCCCGCGCGACTGAGATTGTTGCGCCTGCGTTGATCACGCCCAAAGGTTGACCGACTCCTGTTCCGCGGATGAACGAGTAATCTTCCATCCAGGCAATACCGCCCGCCATTCCAAGAGGTCCACTCAGGAAGTCAGCCAAAGAGATAGCGGAATCGGCAACAAGTTCGTCGGAAGCGGTGGTATAGCCGATTAGTTTGTGAGCGACCAATTGCACTTCACGGAATTTCGCATCGGTGATAGTCTTTAGTTCGGCTTCCTCCGCCCAGTAGAATTGCATACCACCGAACCAATGAGGGATACCCGCGGTTGTGGTGGTTTGATCGAGGACTGGAATCCCGATCTGGCGTCGGCGCATTCGGATTATGGAGGCACGCCCGCGTACCAATGCGAGTTCAGCGGTCACAGCCTGAAGAGTCGCCATGAATTCGGCGGGTACAAGAAAGCCACCTGAAGCGCCAACCGATTCAACCATGACTTTTTCTTCGTGGCCTTCCTCTTTCTCGTCTTTGAAATATTGAAGGCGGGGGTCAAGTTTTTGCATTGTGGGAATACGGTGGTTGGCATAAAAAGCGGCCTTCAAGAATTCCTGCCAGTCCTTGAATTGCTTAGGGTCTTTGCGCTCGCCCTTGGCTTTATCAGCCTCTTGCTTGACTTCCTCAGCCGCGAGATATTCTTTGCTGAAGGTATCGATTTCTTGGAGTTTGGCAGCCTCGGCTTTGAGAGCCTTAGCATCCTCCATCAGCTTTTCGACTTTGGCCGAATCCTCGGCGGTGCGCTCTGGATTAGTTAAAATCGCTTTTGCTTCGCCGAATAAAGTTTCGGCTCGCTTTAATTTTTCTTCAACAGTTACAGTATTCATGATTTCACCTCATGTATGAGATTTCAAGTTGTTCAATTTCGATTAATTTGAGTAGATCGTCTGAGGTGGGTGTCGGTGACGACCCGGCCTTTTTATCCCCGGCCTGCTCAGGTGGGGTATTTGATTTAGGAGTCTCTATTTCAGGTTCTTCGGATAATCCGCCGTCCTCTTCGATTTCCTGTAAGAGTTTGCGGATTGTTGCCAGACGTTCGGCGTTGCGTTTAGCGATGACGCGCCCGGATTTAGTCGATAAAGGTTTGATATCCGATTTCGCTCCAATAATGAAAAGGTAATTGCCTCCGACCCATTCCGGGAGTGGTTGGAATACAATCTTATTGGATTCGTCGCGCTTGAAGGAAACGTTGTACCAATCGAATTCTTTCATTTCCTGGTGACAAGCGATCACGTGATCGTCAAAGATTTCACGTGCGTACGCTTTCCAAATACGCCAGCCTTGTGCGTCAAAAGTATTATTGAATTGGTCATCAAATGCCTGATTTATTTCGCAAAGTAATTTCGTAACGTCAAGGGATTTATTCTCTTGATTCAACGATTCTTCTTTTCCTTCGTTGGCATAAAGCGCCTCAACCTGGGCACGCGCCTCTTCTTCTGTGTCGTGGGAACCAAGAGCCTCGCCAACTTTGTCGCCATTCTCGTCGACTTTGTAAACTACCCATTTATCGCCTTCGCGAAATATGTCCCAGGGTTTGCCTTCTTCTGGTGATTTTGATTTTGCATCAACGACATATGTTGCTTGATTCATCCCAAATACGACATTGGAATATTCCCAAAGACGAATTGTTTTAAGAACGCGGGTTGTAACCTCTTTGCCGGATAAATCTTTTTCCTTGACATATTCAACATCGAGGGCATCATAACCAATGCTGGATTCGGGCGCAAAGCCGCCCTCCACCAAATGGAAAACATCTGATCCGCGAGTTGTTTTCATTGCGTATTGAGTGGTAGCGAGTAATCCGCCCGTAGCATCGGGATACTTTGATAATATTTCGGGAGTTAATTCATTCCTGCTTGTTTCTCTGAGCGCAATCGGTTTACCAACAATCTTTGTCACCGAATCCATCTGGTGTTGATCGAGAACCTTGATTCTTATCCCCCGCTCTGAAATAGTTTTAGTAAAGGCTCCGCTGGCGATGCGGTCGCCGCCTTCGTCACGATTTCCAAGAATTGCAACAAAATGATTAACAATGCCTTGTGTTTCATCGACTGACTTGATGAACGTTTGGCATTGTTTATATTCGAAGCCTGGGAGTTTCTTGTAATCTTCTAATTTTTGATTCATGATTACGCCCTCAATAAAAAAACCCGCTTTGCAGCGGGCATAGGAGGCTGATAATATTTAGACGCGCCTATAAGGGGAGTCTGTTATTCGATTATTGCTTAGATTTTACCACATTTTGTATATCGTCATTTCCAATATCATCTTGCGGAGGATTAGTCAAGAGACTACCGACAAATTCTATCAAACGCTCCTGAGATTTAACTTGCGCAATCTGATGACGGCGTTGTTCCACGAGATACTTATAAAATGCCTGTAAAAACAATTGAATGCTCATAGCGGGGCAATGTCTGATTCGTTCGCTGTTTTGAATTCTGTTGGACCGATCGTTTTCTTTTCCCTCTGAAACACGAAGCGACTGTTACCGAAACTATCTACCAATTGCCAACCTTCTTTACCGCGTTCATCCAAGATATTTTGAAGTTGCGTGTTCGAAGGTGGTTTGATCGTGATTACGTCATATTCAAATTGTGGCATTTATTCAATCTCCTTTATGACTGGTATTAATGTGCATCTATCATTGCAGGTATTTTCTGGACTTCCCGCGGGGTCGGCTGGATACATCAACTTCTCGCCGCCAACATCGAATGGCTCGTCTAATTTTCTAACTTGACCATTAGCAGCCCAATGCTCAGGCCTTACTCTGCTATCATTTGTAGCTAGCCATTCGTTTTCTTCAACTTTGTTATCTCGAAATAGTTCCTTTGATCCTTTATTGCTCGCTCGAATAGTTTCGGATCTCGCAATATTCTCAGTCCGATAAGCAGGCATTCTTTCCGAATACCAGGTAAACTCTTCTGGTGTTAAATCACCTTTCATCCACTGGTCAAATGTCGTGGTGAGATTCTTTTGCATTTCCGGGATAGACCAGCCTTCGTTCATTGCCTGGTCAAGCATATTACTGAGTGTGGTGGAAGTGGTATCGTTTATCGGTTGCGCAAATTGCAGCATGTAATCCGTATACCATTCCCGCGCGTAGAAATTCACTACATCGAATTGAAAGCCAAAATCTGCAACCAGTGCCTTTGCCCGGTCAGTCATCACACCCTGGATAACCGGCATAAATATCTTGCGCCATTCATCCTCCCCCGCTTCTGAGAGATATTCGTCCCAATCTTTACCGACTAATTCCCAATCGATTGATTTGCGCTCTTTGAGTATCAGTGTTTTATGATCATTTAGGATCGCCAACAGTGCGCGCTTGTCATGTTCCATCGCCTTGATCGCACACGCCGAAAACCGACCTTCCCAACTTTGCGCTATCCGGTCATTGGTTTTCCATTGCGCCTCTTTTTGCTCCGGGGTCAGGCCTCCCCGTTTTATTTTTTTGAAGCTCTCTTGGATTTCTTTTTCCCTTCGTCTCGATCTTCATCTTCGCTCGAAGCCGCGCCGGTGTTGGTGGTAGCGGCTTCCTGAGCTTCAGAACCTACCGGCATAACGCTGATTGGAAGATAGCTGGTATCGGCTCCGGGTGTATCGCCGACAGGTTCAATACCTACGATAGCATAAGCATTCGCCCTGGTCTCGCCCATAGTCCATAATTGATAAGCCGCGGTAACTGCTTTTGGTATATCGCGTTTCAGCGCCGGGACATCTGAGTAATCCATCTTGACGAACGCGTTATCTTGGGTCAGATAATATTGATAATCATCTTCGAATAAACCGATTTCGGGCAGCATGATATCTTCCCAGAACATGCGCCGGTCGTTTTCCTTGTTGTTGAACGTGGAGGCTTTCAATCCCGAACGCGTGTCGAGTAGGGAAATAGGAACACCGAAGGGGCCGCATACACGAGTTTCATTCCTCTCGTCTTGCTCTGCAAAACTCATTTCTTGGAAGTTCATACCAATGCGTTCGTACTTTGTGCCTTTATCCATCACGCCAATATCATTCCAGTTCTTGTATCCGCGATAAACTTCGTTCCAGCGTTCTTTAAGCATGTTGGCGGTATCCGGATTGAGTATTTGCTCTGTGGACAACAAACCTGGCACAACCGCGCCCTTTTCAAAGAATATATTGATAAAGTCGGTGATCGCATTATCAACGTTCGCCGTTCTTGCGGCGGGGGAAATAGGAGAGAGACCGTATCCATTACCCTCCAATGGGTCGCCTGGATTAGGTAATTTCACATGGCTTACGTATTCTGGCAGCAACGGTATCCCTTCGCTTTTTGGCTTTCCTTCAGGCACGTACCAATAACCCATAATTTCCGATTTCTCTTTTTTAGGGATAATGTATACTCGCGTGGAATCCAATCCAATAAAAGAAGCACCCTCAAGATTATCTCTATTCGGTTTTATCAATAACGCAAATGCATCGCCGCTCAGGTTCAGGAATATCGTTTGCCGCATCTGGAATTCACGCCAGGATTGAGAAGGGTTGGGGCGTGAGACCAACTTGGATAATGGGTGATCCGGTTTGCATAAATCCGGTTTTTCCGGATCGCCTTCGTATGCCCTTAATTTAGGGATAACAGACGAGCGCGCCTTATACATGATTGCCGAATAGATAAGCGCATTGATGTTAAACCCCTCTTCGATATATGTCTGTATATCTACCATCTTGTATTGCGGTTGACCTAATCGGAATGAAGGCCAGATAAAAGGCGCTTGCTTATCCTCTCCCATGATTATGCTGCCTGAAGAAAATTGGCGCGACTGAGGAAATCCGTGCCGAAAGACATTAAGAGCGATTTTCGCCCGTTGTATAAGTGGTGGTTTTGAGTTCATATGAATATCACTCCAGTCGGCGCTGAAATCGCTTTATATGCTAACGCCATAGCTGATATTGTATCGGGCAAGTGACCGCTTCCGTAAACATCATCCACACTGGCTAATCTATGCTCTGTTTCCATAAATTGAATGAATGGCGATATTATTTCTTGTCTTTCCACGGCGTTGATATAGTTAGAGAGTAAATCCGTCCGTTCGCGTCCGACCATGATTATACCATTTGATGGAATAGTCAAATATCCGCTTACTACGTCACCAATACCAGTTGCATCATGGCACGATCTATTGCCATATCGCATCAATCTTTTTTGATATTTCTCAACCATGACCGGCCAAGGTTCGCGCCCCATTCTTTCAAATGCAACAACTTTCATCGGCTTGCAATCTGCTCGAATAGTTGGGATGATTGTCCAGTCTTGTTTACGCGCCCAGTCCGCCCCGGTGCCGTAAATCGCCATAGTCAATCTTATTCTTTCGCCTTTACGATCTGTGCATTGATTAGGGCATAATTCTTTGTTTTCCTCCTCGCCCTCTTTGATGATCTTCTCGTACCCACATTTTTTACATACTTGCATTGGAGGTTCTATCTCAATATATTCTCGATTGCCTCCCCTGAATTCTCCAAGTTCTTTCATGAACATCAATGCAACTTTATCGGTGGCTATCGCTCTATCCTCTGGCGATGGTTCCTGTAATTCATACTCATTATCCCACATTGCTTTAGTGACTTCGATCTTTTTACTCTCGACTTCCGATTCGGGTAACCAGCCGTGCGGCTCCAGGCATTCACGATAACACCACGTATAGACTGGCCATTCTTTCTCTTTGGCTCGCTTCAGGACTTCTGTCATCGTTCCGTCTGAGTATTGGTGAGTAGATGACATAACCGTTTGTTTTGGAACGCCATTTTTACTCATTGGTTGCCCCATAGCCGAATCGAGGATCTTCAAATCCATTTCGTCAATTTCATCAAGTCGAAGCCTGACAGGATGAGGACCGCGTACTGACGCTTGAGAAGCCATGAGGGCTTTGATCTTATTGCCCCATATCATTTTAGTCTCGATCTTGGAAGGATCGGAGGCGAGAAGATATCGCAGCGCATCTTCGTAATCCCAAAGGCGCTGCATGTAATCATGGACGCGCGTCGATTGTTCACCTGACCCACCCAGGATATTTACATCGCATTTCAGTGTTGCGGCTTCAACTTGTCCTAAGAGCG